GCCAATAATGAATAGCAATTTCTTCGTTTGGTAACAGTTCAAAACGCCCTTCTCTTCCATTGATTGTTGCTCGCGCAGAATCACCAGGCGTTACGCCAGAAAGCGTAAGTGGAGAAGTGAGACGACCTTCCATGTAAACGGCCGTCTGATCTGCGCCAAGCAAGTAATCATACTGAGGATTACGCTTTTGTCTCAACGTTGCGTAGTAAGTAACGCCAGTTGCAACGGCCACGTAATTACCCGTTTCGCTATCAAGTGCATAGCCTGAAGCCACCGACCATACCAGTGTGGAATTGGCAAGTGGCTCTAGGAAATTGCTCATACAACGAAACCAACAGAAGAGGAAGGAAGAAGATTCAGCATACGCTTGAACTCTTGACCATATTGAGTGGCATCTAGCCCCTCGCCATAAACCTTGCCTTCAGTGGCACCAATTTGAATGCCCATTTGTGCAAGTTGAATAGCAATGATATGAGCAGCAAGAAACTTAACTGCCCTATCAGTTTGCTCTCCAAATACATCTGCAGAGGCATCGTAAGTGGCTTCAGAAATGGCGCCGTTTACAATGCCCGATGGATGAGGAGTGAATTCAGGGAAGCGCTCAAGAAAACTCGCATAAGTGACTGCCATAATCAGGCCTTCCCAATACGAATGTTTTCAATGCGCTTATTAATGGCATTGCGTACGCGCACGCGACCTTCAATCTTTTTCCAGCCATTCAACTGATCCGGGTCATGAATGAGTTCAATCATGCGGATAGCTTCTACCAATGGCATTTGAGAAAGCGTTTGCACATCCTGAGGAATGTCTTCCACCATGATCTGTTCACGCACTTCTTCGATGGCTCCAATGTTCATAAGACGTTTGACTGCCTTATTTTCGCGAGCTACTTTCCATTGATGCTCTGGAATATCTTGATTAAGGCCAGGCGTGAGCTGAATCAAGCCTGTTTGCGTAATAATGCCAAACCCGCCTTCACGGGGCGGGTTCTCAAGTTCGGGACGATAAGCAATGAGCATTGTTCAAAAGAAACAATTGTCCATAGCTTAACGCCCCTCTCTTGACTAACTATCCTCAGCTCGAAGCTTGAACGTAGATAACGCTCTTGGGATAGTACAGAGCCACGCCACCCACACGAGCATGAGCGGGAACAATGAACTCAAGACCGCGCTGTTGGGGCGGGAAGAGTTCTAGCGGCTGAGGAATGTGCAGTTGCACTTTCTCAGGATCACGCTTGTACACAACCATGCGGTTGGTATTCAGCACGCTGTTATCGGCATCCAGTTGGTTGATAGGCTCAACGTTACGGATGTAGGGGTTGGTGCGCAGGAAGTATTCCAGCACGGTCACGTCCGAAGAGTCGGAGTTGCGAGTGGTGCTCACCTTGTTATAGTCCTCATAGGCCATGAGGATGGTGTCGGGCTGCTCCTTCATCTTGGAACCGTTGATAATGGCGGTCACGCCATAGTTCAGCAGCTCAAGCATTTCCTGAGCAGTGGTGCCGCTACCGGTGAACCACTTATCAGCAGCAACAACGTCAACAGTGGAGTTGTTGAAGAAACCAGACAGGCCCACGGTGCTCTCACCGAACAGAGCCACTTCTTCCACTTTCTCCTCATAGGCACGACGCACGGCAGCAGCACGACGCTGTTCCAGAGCGATGTTGGCCATTTGAGCAGCACGCAGTTCCTGCACGGTGTAACCGAAAGAACCACCGAAAGAGCGGATGTTAATGCTCTTCTCAACTTGGCTGATGTCGGCGCGGGGCAGATCATCAGCAGCATCAGCAATCAGCTTGAACTCACCAGTGGAGTCCATGATGCGATAGGTGAAGGTCTGGGCACCAGGACCAGCTTCGCTAGTAACAGGCAGAATGGTCGGATATTTAATATCCGCATACTGCACTTCAAACACTTGGGGGCGGATGTACTCAAGCTGACGCTCAAGGAACAGACCCGCGTCATCCATACGGAATTCAGACATTGTTAGGGCCTCCTATCAAGAATCAGCGGAAAGAGTAAAGCTGGGGCCATTCAGCTCCAGAATTGCAAGACCGCTGCCAGTAGTCGAAGTCAGGAAACGAGCGCCTGCAAGGCGAACGGTTTTGCCAGAGGCAAAAGCATGAGAGAATTGACCAGCCTTGCCAGTGCCGCTAGCGGAATACAGCACACGAACAGGCGAAGTGGGCGAAACGGCGCCAGTCACATAAACGGCGACTGCACCCTCATTGGCAACGTTCAGCACTTGCTGATTCTTCACGCCAGGACGGCTGTTGGAATCAAGGGCAGTTTCGTCAACGTAGGTGAGAACGTTCACGCCTTGAACAGTGTCAGAAGCGCCAGAAATGGTAGCAGCGGAATTAGCGGCCGTGCCAGCGGTGTTGTATACAACCACATTGCCGAAAGGCAGCACAGCGCCGGTTTCATTGACATAGGTGCCAATGGTGTTGTCGCGGATGTCAGACAGTTGACCTTCCAGCAGTGCATTGTGCTCAAGAGCGTAGCTCTGTTGCACGCCACCAGCGGAGGCGGTGCCCGAAGCAGAGAAAGTTACGGCCATAATTACTTAGCCTCCTTGGAGATGGAAAGGGGCTTCTTCCAAGCATTCTGCAGCATGTCCATGTAGGCGGAGGGCGCAGAAACAGGAGAAGCAATGGAAGCTACGGCTTTACGCAGCTCATCGGTGGTGGCAGAGTCAGAACGACCCTCAGAGAGAGTGTCGAACATTGCCTGCACGTAGTCATCGCTCTTCTCAGAAAGATCAAGCTCATCACCACGCACTGCCTTGATGGAATCAACCATCACTTCGCGAGCAGTTTTGCCGGCGAATGCATAGGCACTATCGAGAACAGGCTTGGCCTTCTCGATGAGAGCCACACGCTCTTCAACCATGGAGTCAAGGTTGATTTCTTGAGCGGCGGCCAGTTCGGTCTTCAGTTCTTCGATTTGCTCAGCCAAAGCATCAGCACGACCCTCAGCGGAATCGCACTTGCCCTTCATCTCTTTTTCCATTGCATCCATTTCGGACTTCATGGAATCAGCGGCGGCTTGCAGCTCGTCGTACTTTTTCTTCATGTCCTCGAAGGACATCTTGGCGTCTTCGCGTTCTTTAGTGATCGCAAGAGCAACGCTCTCCGTCACTTCAAACTCGGCGCCATCAAAATTGACTTTGGCAGTCATTAGATGGTCTCCTCCGTTAGAGATCAAAGATGGGTCAGCAGCATCTTGGCGATCAAGATGGAGCTTCACTTGCGGGCCTGCGCGGCCCCGGCGGACAACAGCGATGTGATTGCCGATGATTTCCTTTTGGACGCCATCGTAATGTTCGCCGTTTTCTGTAACGCCAGGCGTAGGATCATAATTCACCCTATAGCCCGCGCTTACCTCACGAGCATCGCCTTTCATGATGCGCTTGATGGTGTCTTCGTCAGTGATGGTCATCACTGCCTTGACGAAACCATTGTCGTACACCACTTCAGTGCCACTAAAGCCCACTTGATAGTCTTTAGTATTCTCGGAATCGAGAAGCACAGGCGGATGCTCTGAAGTGATGGCCTTGCCCGCAAACGAAGCAAGACTATCGGGAGACGCCACTTCTGTTTCAGGACGATATTCGCGACGAATGGAACCATCACTATCTGTGTAGTGTTGGATGCCAGTGCGCGCGATAGAAGCCCATGCCCGAAGATAACCTTCCGGCGTGAGTTCGTATTTCTCGATAGGAGAGAAATCGTATCGGCAGGAAATGGTGCTCATATTCATACTTTATCAAGAAGCAAATGTTATACTTTATGAGCTTATGCAAAACGGAATAAATTCTTGTGATGTTCTTGGCACGTAGCACGACAGACGCTCTTAAACTTCCCCACCAGGAAGCACGTATTCTTATTGCAAGTCGCATTAAAGAAGCCCGGCTTAATGCCGGGCTCACTCAACATGACGTGGCAAAAGAACTGCACATCAGTCAAAGTTCTTATTGCCGCATTGAAAAAGGCACTGCTCCGCCAGATTGCGTGCAAATTCGCACGCTTAGTGGCCTCTATGGAATCAGTGTGCTGTGGTTAATGGGTTACCCATCGTTCGTTGCAAAGATTAGTTGAATTCTTGATAACAGGCATTTATCAGGAAAACAAATAATCAATCCTCGTCGTCATCATCGTCCTGCAAGTCGAGAAGCTGGTCTTCAATGCCGCTCATCACGTAGGATTTCGCAATGGCTTCAGCCTCAAAGACAAGCATTTTGATGGGCGTAAAATGCTCATCTGGCTTTTCGTAGTGATTCTCCACGAAAATATGCGTTTCCTCTAAGCGGCCATTCTTGAAATGCTGCTGCTCAACAAGTCGCCAGAGGGAAGTATTGCGATGTTCGTGCGCCGACAAAATAGCCAGAGCTTTCATCACGCCAATACCTTCATCATCTTCTTCAATGACGCGCACGTATTCGCTCATGAGTCTTTCTTGCGACTTTCCACCATCTTAATAATGCGATTTGCCCATGCCCTACCAGCATCGCCGCCCCATAAATCCCATGAAATTTTTCCAGCATCATCTTCTCCGCCGCTCTTATTCTTTTCGTGGCGAGAGAAAAAGGCAGCCATACGCTTAATTGTCTCATAACTCACCTTCTCGCCATTGGCCAGACTTGTCGCACGAGCAACGCCACTGCCAATGCCCTGCTTGCCCGCTTCTTGCGTCGTCAAACCTCCTTTCCCATGTTTCTTGCGTAGCTCTAGGCCACGACGGGCAGCAGATCGCACAGCGGCAGGAGGGGCAAAGCTTTCAGCATCGCCCCTCAGCGCTTTTTTCCACAAGAGCCGTCCTCCATTTCCTCCTCCTCTTCCCCTTCTTTCTCCTCTTCTCCAATGAGAGTCATAAAATAATTATCCCAGTAGGCGTCACTCTTCCCTTGACGGCTCATGCCAGCTTCCGAAAGAGCAATGGCAATTGCACGCTTTCTGTCTTTAATTTTTTCGCCACTGCTGCTTTTAAGCGTACCAGCCTTGAATTCGCGCAAGACACGCGCAACTTTTGCTTGCTTTTCTTTCGTAGTCATGGTCCAAAGTAAGCGCAATTAATTAATAAATCCTATCGGAGCCGTAGCAATTTTTACGCCCGGTAAAATTCTATCCCTACATAGGACCATACCAGTAATCAAGCGTTCAGCAATGAAAGCAATTGCACGCTTGTCGTAGCCTTCAATGGAAAGAAAATGCTCTTTGTTTTCACGCCAAATTGGGACAAGTCCAGCAAACAATGTTGTCATCAAGCGTAAATAAGACTGCCTGGGTCCGCGTGCCATATTGCAGCCAATAAAGGAAGATTGCGCCCAAATTTTATCAATCTCCTCGCGCGTAAAAATCCATTCACCCTCGTCTGCTAATTTGCGAGTGATTACTGGCGCATCAAAAGCAGAATGACCACCATAGAACTGCTGCTCAAGCGTGCAAGAAAACTGAGCAGGCTCTGGCACGTACAAAGTTTCTGGGCAATACCATTCAGCTTCCGGCTCTAACCAATTACGTCGATACTGCGCGTTACCAAGATTGGGCTCTTTTGCATTGTTAATCATCCAATGCACGCAAGAAAGTTCTCCCCAGCGATTGTTGAACGGAGAAAGCGCAGCATTTTCATCGTCAAAAACGTAGCCTTCGGCGCGAAGACTTTCGCGCTCTTCCTTGCTCAGCGCGTGGCTTCCTCCCATAATTGGAACAATGCGAGACTTAGCCGTGTACCGCACCTTCTCCCCTGGAATGCACACGGCATAAATGGTGCTATCAACCATCGCCATACACCTTGCGGGCTTGCCACAGCTCATTGTAATTGTTGACGCCTTTAGCGCCAAGCCCTGTCAAGTCGCCACCCCCAGCAGGCTTACTCCATGCCATGATCGTGCCATCGGGAAGAACAAAGGCCCTGTTCTTCTGACCATGGGTGGGCGTTAGCTCAAGGTAGTCGCCATAGATAAAATCGGCTTGACTGCCATTTGCTGCCAAAGCTTTTCCAAGCAGCGTGGGACCAGTGGGGCACAATGGAGTGATGCCATAGTATTGTTCAATGCAATTTGCCACGATCATTTCAATGGCAGTTTGTAGCGCAGGGTTATCTGGCTGAGAATAAAGCACAGTCGTAGCACATGCCCAGCTTGTATAACTGAAGCGCTGAATATCACGAAATGCCAAGAACTTAATTCGTGGTCCAAGATACACGGCATTAAAAGCCCTTACGCCAATATCAAAGTACCAACCACCAAGCTTGTTCAATAAGCAGAATCGACCGAGATCTGCTTTATAAGAGAAAGGCTTGAGCGTGTCATACGCCCAGACCACTTCTTCTCCATAGTTATCAGCGATGAAAGAACGTAGTTCCTCGTTGCTATAAATCTTATGCTCTGCATCTGGAAAGCAGGCATCAATGGTGCCAGTGGCATGCTTCAGAAAAGGACTAAGCTCTTCCGATGGATCGTTAGACAGAAAGATTTGAGAGATGTGCATGATTAAACAATTTTTGCGGGAGTGCCAAAACCTTTAAATTCAGGAGCGGGCTGTTTTGTGTTAAGAGTGCGTTCCACCACGTCAAAAAGCTGCTGTTGAATATAAGGCCAAGTGAACGGTTCTTCGCGTAGACGCTTGTAGCACCATTGCCCATCCTTCTTTAGAGCACTGCGGTTTTCGTAGTAATAGGACAAGATTTCCGCAGCACTCTCAGGGTCAGGAAGCAGGCGCTCAAGACCATAATTCCGATCAGTCTCAGAGGCGTTGCATTGAATACGAGGCACTTCATCGAAGATCTCAGCCAGGCTTGTATGATCAGGTACAACTTGTGCCACGCCAACGGAACCATGCTCGCTATTGACTAGGCCCCACCCTTCACCGATGCAAGTGTTAATGCCAATATCAGCAGCGTTATACACCTTATTAAGCTGTTCGATGGTGAGGCAATTGTCTACGGAGAAATGGGGGCTTGTCAAGATAAGCTTGCTTGTTGCATCGAAACCTTCGTCACGAGCGATGCGCTTAAACAAGGGGATGACTTCCCATCCCAAATCTTTGCTGCCCATGTTTAACCATAGACGTGCATCGTCTTTGTCCTTGGCAAATTTGATGAACGCTTTCAGCGTGAGGTCAATTCGCTTGCGAGGCTGATTGCGATTGCCATTAAATACAATAAATACATCTTCTGGCACGCCAAGCTCTTTCCTGCATTGTTGTTTGTCGAGCGGAAAGAATTTCTCGAAGTCAGTGCCATGGCCAATAATATCAACGGGCTTGTCGTAGCCCATCAAGCGCAGTTCTTTTTCGGCGAATTGCGTATAAGTGGCAAGACCGTCCCATTCTTCCATTTGAGCTTTCAGCTCCGGGAATAGACCGTAGGAATCAATGGGAGTGTAGACAAACCATTTGAAGCCCATCTTCTCCTTGAGCGGCTTCGCCTGTTGCCATAAATTGATCGCAATCCAAATATCGTTTGTCACCCACACCAGATCAGGCTTGACGGCTTGAATAACGGACGAAATACGATGAGAGCCAAACGGATCTTGACCATGCGCCATTGCAGGCCACATTTTGCAATGCTGCTGCATTTCTGAGGGGTCGCCGTGCCAGTTGACTGCAAGTGCATGCACTTCATGCTCTTTGGCAAGAGCTGGAATGAGATATTCCGCCACTCTTCCAAACCCCGTTTGCACTCCAGTGTCACCGCAGTAAAGAATACGTGCCATAACTGCCTATAAATCTTCGTCATCATAAACAGCTTCTATACTGACGGCACACGGGGAAAATCATGCTGCCACCATCTTCTGTGCGTTTTTGCATTAGCACCTGTAATAAGTTCGCCGCTCATACGCTTAAGACAATCATCCCTTCCCTGACTCGCGCGGGTATCGGCACGAACGAAATTTTGATTGTCAATGGTGGACAAGAAGATTGGCGCATTGATCACTATGGAGATGTGCCAATGATTTGCACCCCTCAGAATTCATTTGAATATACGCCCCTCATTGAAATTGTCGAACACAATCTCACTAGCCCGTTTTGGTTCCTGCTTCACGACACATGCATTGCAGGGCCAGCATTTAAAAGCCTCGTCTACGAGCCGCCAGAAGCTTTTGAAAAGGTGGCAATGAAGCACACGCCGTCAATGAGCATCGGCCTTTACAGCATGGACTATCTCATGCGCCACAAAGAGCGCCTCACGGCGATTAAAAACATGGATAGCTCGCCACAGGCATTACAAGCATGGAAGCAATGGGGAGTGCCTAACGAGGACTACATGCTCTGGAAGCTGCAGGACTCGCCAACTGGCCTTTACCACCCCGATAAGCATGGCGCTGATGAATGGAATTACCAAGGACATGCTGATGTTTACGGAACCGGCATGCCTCGCCGCATAGAATACTTCCCACAGTTGGATCTGTTTAAAGCCAAGTCAAATTGGCAAGGAGTTCAGCCAACACTTTGCATTGATATTTAATGGCGCTCAAGATTGCAATCGTCGGTGGCGGCTGGACGGGGTGCCATTTAGCTTCACGCTTGATGAACGAAGCCGATGTGACTCTGTTTGAGCGCAATGAAATGCTCATCTCCGAAGCATCGTTAATCAATCAGAACCGATTGCACTATGGCTATCACTACGCCAGGAATCATGCCACGCGCATGTTGTGCAGGAATACGTTTGAACAGTTCATGATGGACTATGGCCATCTAACGGAAAACGTGCAGAATAATTTCTATGCAGTGTCAGAAGACGAAAGCTTGTTGGACGCAGAAACGATTCGCCTTATTTTTAAAGATTGGCCACACGCGGAAGCCGATGCGAACTTCCTTAATCGTTCCTCACTGCTTCTACATACCATTGAGAAATATATTTCTCCAACTGCCGCTGGCAATTACTTTGATGAGCTATTGGCCCCCATTGCGAGAAGGGATGAAATCAATGACAATTCACTTGCTTTTTTGAAGCAAGATTATGATTTCGTCATTGATTGCACAAACAATTCCTTGCTGCCAATTCTTGATGGGGACTATTTTGAGGCAGTGGCAATGTTTGTTTATCGTCCCATCAAAACGCCCCCATTCGGCGCACTCACTTTTATTGATGGCGAGCTGTTCTCCATCTATCCATACGGATCTTCAATGTTCTCGCTGAGTCATGTGAAGCTTGGCGTTATTGAGCAAAAAGAAACAAATTGTTTCAGCAAAAATTATGGTCAACTGAAGGAAAAGCGCCAGCTAATCGAGGATCACGTGGTGCGCTACTGGTCCGAGTTTCATGATTATTTTAAATACGCATTCCTTGTGGTATCAATTAAAGCAAAATGCAAAAACGCCAGCGCTCAACGCGTTCCCATTTTTAGGCAACAGGATAATCTGCTGTCTTTTTACACTGGCAAAATTCAAGGCATCTATGCCATCGAAGAGATGGCAAAAGAAGCCATGTTTCAAGCGTAAATGCTGCGGAACAGCGGATAGTCGCGCATATTCTTCTTGGCTTGAAATAGCTCGCGCACAATCGCGCCCTCGTAGTTAATACCATCAAGCATTCCCTTAATTTGCCTGTGCTCGTATTTATTTAGCAGCGGCCCATTATCAGTGTCGCTGATATGTACATGAGCAATGTATGGCCAATAATGATTCAGTAGCTTTTTAGGGCTATCGCCTTGAAGCCAGGCATTATTAGTGTCAAGCATTGTCTTGACGTTCTTGAGATTGCAGAAATCAATGTAGTTAACAATCTCGTTGACTGTAAAGAAATAGGATCCTCCGTAGCATTTTGCTACAGGCTCGATGCAAAGGATGGCTCCATTTGCGTCCAGCACTGCATCCATGCGCTTCAGAACATTCATCAAGCAGGAAGGACTTCCTTTTCTCAAGCTGGGACTTCCTAGCACGAAGCGCTTGATTCCCATGAGGGAGCCAAGACTGATCACCTTCAGCAAATGCTCGGATACTGCAGCAGTGTCTTCAAAGCTTTGCACGTTACTTTGAAAGAATAAAGCCTGCGCCGAATAGGCCCATAGCCCATAGCTTTCGCGGTATTCTTTGGCAATATCGGCATAGTCTTTGTTTTGAGCAAAGATACGCGCAGGAATAATTTCTAGCACATTAAACGCTCCAGCATTTGCGCTTAAGATCTGCTCCTCCTCTTCATCCTTCCAGCCGATAGCGCTAATTCCAAGCATTGATAAAAGCCTCCATCTTCTTCATTATCTTCGCCTTGTCATATTTATATGGAGGAATGTTGTATTCAATGCGTGGTCCACTGCCTACTTTCGCGTCAGGGAAGAAGCGTTCAACGATTTCTGCTGTTTCAATGGGAGCTGTGTAAAATTCGTTCGTAGTGCCACTAATTGCTTTCTTCGTGTCCTTCCATAGATCATCTAAACAATACCATTGATAGGCAGAGTTTGCATTGATCTTCTCCACATTATTGTTTGTCAATAGATCAAACAGAATATTCTTCTTAATAAGGCGATGAAACAATGCAGGAAGGCGAATGATTGTCACCACTGAATCACGGAATACCGCCTTCACGAGCATTTCAAAGATGTAGCGATTGGTGCCGTAGTCAATAGCAAAAATTTCAGGCGTGCCGTCTGCATAATACGCTGTTTGCCCATGCACGTCAATCGTTGAATAAACAATGACTTCCGCTGGGCTTGGAAGATGTCGGATGTTTTGAATGATGTTATTCATATTGTCAAAGTCGTCCAGTGGCGCAGCGTTTGCTTTCCATTTCTCCGCTGGCATGCAAGCCAAGTACAGCCTTTCAATGGGCTCCTTAAGCAGTGGAGCCTCGTGAATGTTTTTGGAATGGAAGCAGGCGCCAAACTCATGCGCCTCACGAAGCACTTGTCCAATGAGACCCGTGCTGCCAACTAAAACGTCCATTTCAAACTGCCACAGTCGGCGCTTGCTGTCGGGAGTATTTTACGGTGCATCGGCAGTTAGCACGGCATGCGCAGCGTTGTCCAGGAAGAGGCAAGCTTCCAATGGGGACCATGCCACGAGCCGCATAGTCAAGGCAATCTTGGCAATGCTTCGCCTGGGAATCAAGGATGCGTCTCATTAGAGAGTAGCCTTGCTTTTCTTGACGAATACTGGCGCCTTCCCAAAAACTACCTCGTACGCTCTGAGCATACAGCCCGATACGAGCAAGAGCCATGGCACTAGAAACGCGGCCATCCAAAAGATCGCGAGCAAAGCCCTGTAAGTAAGCATATTCCACACGGAGACGCTGCCCGATGCGCCCCCAGTCGCTTGCCCGCATGGTTTCTCTGCCACCATTGCCGATGATTGCTGCCTGTACGTGGACAAGCTTAAGCGCTTCCCTCACGCTTCCTTGCCATTGGTCCAGCGTAATATCACCAGCGCTAAGCATACGTGTAAAACGCCGTAGCTCAGCGCCAAGCTTATTAATTCGACCATCCACCAGTGCTTCCACTGCGCGAACGCTGAGAAAGCGTCCATTAGCGCCGCGATACCGACCACTGATAGGGTCGTAACGCCAGGATGATTCATCAAAACGAACAATGGCTTCAGAAAATTGAGAGAGATCATTGAGGCTGGACATCCTCTGCCTCCAGAATGTCCTTGAAGCGCTCAGGCGCTTCTTCTTTCCATTGATTCAATGCAGCGGAAATGTCTTCTTCATCAATGAGAGAAGCCTCATCAATATCAGCAAGAATAAGACCGCTGGTTTTCAATGATTCAATTGCGTCTGTTTTGCTGCTGACCATTTTTGCTGGTCCTTTCCGCTCGGGATCGGGATCTGCTGCACGCTTACGACGCACAATGGTTTGACGCTCTTCTTTGCTCATGGCTTGAGCTTTTGCCTGAGGAAGACACTTGGGTTTGCCTTCTTTTTCTTCACGAGCGCCACAAGGCCCAAGAATTTCGCCGTTAGCGCCAATCCTCACCCATTTTTCCTTGAACCATTTATCAAGATCATCGGCGTGCAACTCACCTTCATCGCTCTTAAAAGCTCCGCTCAATGAACCATGCTTTTTCTTATACATTTGCTTGTACTGTTGCACGACATAGCCACTTGCATAAGCAGATGGCCATACTTTGAACTTAGCCTTTGCAGCGCTCACTGCACGAGAATGAAGCTCCTTGTCAGTGAACGTTACGTCGCCACGAATTTTCTCTAAGTCACGCGGAAGATATAAACCAGCGCTGTCTTCCCGGCTGTCTTCCACTTCCCTGCTTCCATCCATGGGAAGCGTGCCATTCTCTTCGTCCAAAGGATCGCGACCACCTGGCGGCACTGCTAGCTTTCCACCCCCAGATTGAGTGGAACCACCCCCGCCTTGAGTGGAACCTGCGGTTTGGGGCAGCTCACGAACGACAGACGGATCGAGCATAAGCTCCATGCTCCACTCAGAACCGCCGTAACGGGCATCTGCCACTTCCTTAGGACTCAGTACACCCAACTGAATGTAACGGCCATCTACAGCCGCCACACGAGCCCGCACGTCAGCCATTTCGCGCTCATTAAGCTCAAACAATGGATTAAAGGAGATGCGCCATGAGTCGGGTATTTCTCCCTTGGTCGGCCCCTCCTTGCTCAGCATGATGTATTCCATCAGCTTCTTCATCGGACGCTTGAAATGGACGCTCTGATAATCAGAAAGCATCTTTGCAAAATCACGCTCTTCACTGCGCCCCGTAGAGCCAAGTCCGCTCGGGCTTTCACCAAATAACACTGTATGGGGAATTTTGCTAGCGCCAATAATATCTACGCGCAGCTTTTCAAGTATTTCTCCAATACCTCCGAAATTACGACTAATAAATTCCAGCTCTTCCTTTTCAGCATCAATCGCATAGCCGCGATAAATGCTCTTGCTCATATCATTCACTTGCAAACGATCACGAATGGAGCTTTCTTTGCCAGCAGCAAGCATTGCCGCCAAGCCCCTCACTTTATGAACAAAAATATCAAATTCAGTGAGGAGAGTGGCAGCAGAATTAAGGCCAGTCCAATAATGACGGAAGCTGTCATAAACAGTTTGCAAACTGCTCATACCCCATCCATAGTTGCGCTGCCTCACGCGATAAGGCAACCAATCACCATCAAACCGCAAAATCCTATCTTTGTGAATATAGGAAAGCGTGGGCTCGTTAATCAAATCTCCAGAGATGATCTGATAATAAGTGGCTTTTGAATAGTCGTAGAGGTTTTCTTCGTTGATAACTGGGGCGATTTGCCAACGATCAAGGCATTCAATTTCTTCGATACGACGTATGTTGCGTTTATCGACAGGCATGTAAGCGGGACGCCCATCGTCAATAAAAAGAAGTAGACAAGCACCCCCGTAAAGGCGGGAGTTCTTGGCTGCAAGGTTGAGGTGTTCGAGGATGTAGAGGTCTTCAATCGTTTGCTCAATGCCTTGTACTTCCTCGGCTCTTACGCCATCACCACCAAACAACACTTTAAAGCCCTTTCGCGTGGCCTGGTCTGCGTAGATATCAACAATGCGGCGGGGAAGCCATTCGCCATAGAGATTTTCCAGTTCTTCCTGAGCAAGGAAGACAGTGGCAGTGGTTTTAGTGTATTGCGCCTTGTCCCGACCAGTGCCCATGCCAATCAGCACGTTTTGAAGGCCGTCCGCGCGAATGCCACCAGCAGTGGCATGCCCTAAATCAATTGCTTCGCCTTCCATAACGAATGTTAATGGCTATGTTGTATTGCTTTCAGTCTAATTCCTGGATACATTGGTCGTAGAAGCTGGCCATTATGGACTGGTTAATGCCTCTCACTTTTGCTTTCACTCCCGACCAGCGACAACATGCTCGCGCCGAAGGTTTTCGTAGGCAGTCTCTCAATGAACAGCAAGGGAAAAAAGGCCGAAACAATGGGGCGGAGAAGGGCGAATTAGCACTGCGTCATCATTTGCTCGGCGCCGCAGGAGAAATGGCAGTGGCAGTAATGCTTGGAATGGAAGACCAGCTTTATCAAGAAACAGAAGCACAGCGCGGCTCTTTTGATCTTCCTCCCAATATTGACATCAAAACTCGTTCCAAGCATTACTACGATTTGATAGTGCAGTTTGACGAAAGCCCGGATAAGATATTGGTGCTTGTCACAATTGAAAATCGCATCACTCTCATCCATGGCTGGATAAAAGCTGCCGATGCGATGAGGGAACAATGGAAGAAAGATCCGGCGGGTGGGCGCCCCGCTTATTTCGTTCCTAAAACTGAACTGCAGTCGTTATCGACTTTGAAACAATGCTCAAATGCTCAGACTTTGCGAAACACGCTCTTGGCTTAGAACTCTATCCAGCTCAGGCTCGTATTCTGGATGATTTCTTTCAGCCAGGAAAATCGCATGCAGTGTGGGCATTGGGACGAAGAAGTGGCAAAACATTAATGGCCGCCGTGGCATGTATTTATATGTGCTTCGTCCTTGAAGAAGAATATCGACGCAAGGTGCGAAAAGGGGAGCGATGGTATGTGGTGACAGTGGCAAACAGTCAGGATCAGGCCCGCATCGCCCTCAACAACATCCGCCAACTAATCATCGAGAGCCCCTTCGCTCAAGAAATTGTTCGTGAAACTGCCGACATCATTGAGCTAAGTAATAATTGCGTATTTAAGGCCATTCCTACATCCGGCCGTGCTGCTCGTGGTCTTGCTTGCGCCGGAGCAGTGTTTGACGAGCTTGCATTTGCCACTGAAGGCGATGCAAACAGTGGAGGTCGTGGCATCTACGACGCACTCTCTCCTGCCATTGCTCAGTTCGGAGGGAAAGGACGCATCCTTGAACTCTCTTCTCCATGGCTCACTGACGGCATCTTCTATCAGCATTTCAAAGAAGCATCATCAGGACGTTTTCCTTTTATGCAAGCGATTAATCTCCCGACGTGGGAGATGAATCCAAGTATTTCGCAAGAGTTTCTTGACACAGAGAGACAACGCGACCCCGAGAAATTTAAAGTTGAATATGGAGCCCAATTCGCCAGTAATCTTTCCGCGCTGGTGAATAGTGATGTAATTGATGCCTGTATTGATGATCGCCGTGCAGCATTACCACCACGTCCTGAATTCCAAGGAGCTTATGTCCTTGCCCTTGACCCCGCCCGTGGTGGCGTTGGCCGTGACGACTACACTGCTTGCATTGTTCACTACGAAAACGGCACTCTCGTCGTGGATAAGTTCCATTCGTTCGTAGCTGATTTTGAAATCAATGGAAGGATGGAGGTCAATATCAATGCAGTGGAAGATTGGATTAAGGAACAACATCGCCTATATGTTTTTGACACCATTGTGATGGACCAGTTCAACAGTGCTGGCACCATCCAAAGTTTGGCCAGTGATTTGCCCATCACGGAACTAACTTGGACAGTTAGTTCAAAAATGAAAGCTTTCAGCAAAATGCGAGAGCTGTTCAATGCAGGGCAAATTAATGTCTATCGCCATGAGAAAGCAATTATGCAGCTCAAGAATCTAACTGTGGTGTATAAACCGAGCGGACAATGGAGCGTGACTGGTGGTAAAGCCACTGGCATTGACGACTTGGCATTTGCAATGGCTGGCGCCATTCTTGCCGCGAGTAAAGATGATGATATTGGCTGGATCGAAAGCCTAATCTCCTAGTATGATTTTCAAACAATAGTTCCGTCATGAAGTGACTTATTGCAAATTAACCATACAGGAAACAAAATTTCTTGTTGCGCTATTAGAAAATGCTCCTGTTAGTAGGCAAACCTCGCTGCAGCTTCTTGCTGCAGAACATCTATATATTCCTACATTGCTTCCTAAATTAAAAGCCCATGCCAAGCGCCTAAAGGAGGAAGAGCAGTTGGAGCGCTCTTGGGAAGCGGATGCCACTGACGATGACTACATGCCAGACCATGACGGTAGTGAAAGCTTAAGAGAATATGACGCTTGACCATCGTCGTGTTATGATTTCAAAGCTTTCGCGAAGCACGCTGGCCAGCGTTTTAAAAGAACAGTATCGGGGGATGCTGTTCGTTGCCACAATGGATCGAAGGCCATGGGCCGACCCATGGTTAAAAGCTGTAGAACGGCGGATTGAAGCCCCGCCTTCAGCACCTTCGCTCCTCATGCCTCCATGGTGAAACTGGTAAACACAGCGGATTTAAGCTCCGCTGCCGAAAGGCTTGCAGGTTCAAGTCCTGCTGGGGGCATCGTGCTAAGCTAAAGGAACGTTCACCCCAGCGATGGGGCGCATGAACAGCATGGTACGGAACGGGACTGTGCATCATCGGGAACCATCATGAACCCTCTTGCTCTGATCAAGCAGCAGCTTGAAAAAGCTGCTCGTCTGCGTGAAGCTCAAATGGCTTCGCTTGTCTATCGTGGCGTTGCTTATGTGCCCAAGCCTCATTGGTTTTGAGCAGCCGTTGTGGTAGCATTCTAAAGCCGACACGCCTTTTAGCATATCACGGCATTTGCTTGCTGTTCACATTAGTAAGGCGTTAACGCAAGAAAAGGGGCCGTCAGGCCCCTTTCTTTATTGCCCGCACTGTGCATTCACTGTCATTCCAGTGGCGCACGGCATTGGCAACAATCGCAATATTTGTAATCAAATACGAAGCAAAAATAAACGTGCGGACAATTGCCACTGTATCTGCTTCCTTGTCGCAATTACTCTCTTTGCTCCCTAGAGCCTTTGCCCATACCCTCCATAGCTTCTTCCTGCGCATAAATCCAAACCTTTAGTTCTGTTACGTATTGTCTAATGATGGCAGCTTTTTCAAGATGCCAATGGTCCATGGTTAGGAAAAATTGAGCATTGTGCCAATCAATGGCTCTTAATGATTGGTAAATAATTGGATTGAGCGGTTCACGCAGAGGCGTATTGAACGTGCGACGCTCGCTCACGACGGAAAAAGTCTTTGATGTATTCAAACTCTATCGGAGCGAAGTCGTTCCTTTCTAGACAGCAGTTGAAATAACGCTTGTCAATCTGTCCATTGTCATTCAGAATACGATGACAATGCAAATGACCATGTACATTGCCTGTGTAATGTCCAGAAAGACACGATGGATGCACAGGGATATGCGTAAAGATTAAGCCACCAGGAAATGTGCTATCGCATGGATGGAAGAATGCCCCCCGTACGTCTTCAAAATATGGCAAATAGTCTTTCAACGCGCCTTGGTCATGATTACCACGAATGAGAATTTTCCTTCCATTGAGGCGAGAAAGAAGCTTTAGCGATGCACGAGGAATAACCACATCACCAAGATGGTAAATAGTATCACGCTTGCCCACTTTTGCGTTCCATCGCTCAACAATCGTTTCGTCCATCTCTTCGCACGATGCAAATGGACGCAATAGTTCGCCATCGGGCCTCAAGAAATCAATCATCTTCGCGTGACCAAAGTGAGTGTCGCTCGTGACGAAAGCACTCATTATTTATATTCACCTACCACGCAAGTTTTCACAAATGGCCGCTCAAGACTTTCAATTAATTTGATTGTCCATTCTTCGGCTTCATTTAAATCGTTAAACACATTGCGAAAAGTCCACCACCAAAACTCTTTTTCCTGCACTTCATACGTGGGCCTCCGTGGATCTAATATTGAAGGCTTTTGAACGATGCGAAACCGTGCCATGGTTCAATGGAGAAGAAGGCTCATCATAGGACAGCTCCAGGAATCGAACCTGGCATTCTGGGCTCCAATAGCCCAACGTGTACCACAACACTTAACCGTCAGCAGCCCCTGGTTTGAGCATCGTTGAGAGGCTTAGGGGCGAGGATCCGTCAAGCTTGCCAAATGGGTCGAGGGCTCACCAGTGGATCAACCTGGCGGGAGCGTCCTCCCGACCTGCAAGCGCAGGATTTTACGCAAGCCAGAAAAGGCACTCCACGACCAACGGTGGACCTCAGAACTGGCTGCACACTGCCGACAGAGCAGCAGTGGTGGTGATGCCCGATGCAAAGCAGAGCGGGAACCAACTAACTATATCATGCCCGCCCGTACTGGGGCAGGTCATTGTTAGCAGCCTCGAAGAAAGAAGGCATGCGGCTGCGAGCTGTATCATTCAGCTCTTCGGCTTTTCCCTTCTCGAACAAGCTATCACTCTGCCGTAGCCAGAAATCCTTGTTCAGCCACTTGTCATTACTTGCTTGCAGCGCATCAAAAGCCCACAATGCAGTGGCCCGACGCAGTTTGTTCAAGCTCTGCCCAGCGGTTTCGCCCAGCTCCCGAGCAACAAGGCTATGCACGCCAACATGCGTGATTTCATCCCGGCTAATATCAGCCGCCACAGTACGAATGCCAATATCACCATTGAAACGGAAAAATGGCAATGCAACAAAGAAAATACTCCGCTCCAAAATGGCAGCTTTCAAAATGGGATGGGCAGGATGCTCTTGCCATGCCTTAAGGATGTTCGCCACTTCCTTCTCGGCCTTCTCATTGGTGCCATGGGCAGCCGTCACATAGTTCAATGCCTCGTCGTGGCGCTGTTCATCGTCCTGGTTATGACGCAGGGCTTCGACCACGCCAGGAGTGGCAGGAAGGTCGCGCTCTAGTCCCTGCTGTAGAAAGTCCTTCACCGGCAGTTCCAGATGACGCAGAGCCAGCAGATTGTAAATCGTGTCCTCGCCACCTTCCTTAAGCTTTCCCTTGCTAACAGGCACGGCCTGCCAGGGGCGCTTCTTAGAAATCATGGACAGATAGGGGCTCTTGACAGCGTTCATGGTCGTAGTATCATTCAATGGTGTGTGAGGAAAGCGAAGGGGGCGCAAGCCCCCTTTTTCTTTATCATTCAGCGCAGGCAGCGCAGAAACCTGCCTCTAAATTGCAAGACGCAGAAGATCCGTCAGCTTCAGACTCTTCGTCCAAGCCAAACATGCTCTTAAAATCGTCGTCCAATGCAGCATATGCATCGTCCTTACGCTGAGTATCAGGCAGGACTTGCAGGCTGTAATAGAGGCTCGTCTGAGAAGATTCTAACCAATCACGCAGGAATGCTTCGTCATAAATGACCATGTCGCTCCACGAATTGAACGAATAACCATGGAAAAGGCCAGTGCGTTGATAAAGCGAAACGATGCCATCAGCAACGCGCTTGTAGTTAACCCAGCCCACTTCAGCGGCAATTTCTATATCACCATAGTCAAACGTTTCCACGCCAAACGTGCCCGAATCCCTGTCAACAATGCGACCAATGGGGGGAGCAATCTCAGGGGCAGTGGTAAAGCCACGAGTGTCCAGGTAGCGATAGGAGCACGATGCAGTGGGAGCAATGCAGAAAGCGCGTTCCATGCCATGCTCACGAGCAATTTCAGCGGCCTTCTGGATGCCTTGGTCTAATTGCCACACTACTTCGCCAGCAGGCATGTCTTTCCAATAGTGACACCAAGGATGATGATCATCCATCAAATAAGCTTCAAGGGCCTTTCCAAAGTCTTCATAGCTAATGCCATGAATGGCAAGGAAATTGGCCAAGCCCAGCACGCCCAAACCAATTTGTTTGTCAATGGCAGGAGAAAGATATTCTCCAGTGTCGCCCACTCCAGTATTGGGATGGAGATCAACTAACTGTTGCATGCCTTCAATGAAAGCACCTTGCAAGTTGTCGAAATTACAAGCGCCAAGATTGACGTGCTGAAGAAGACAAGTGCCACGATGCGGAAGATATACCTCCAAACAGACATTCGCTCGAATGCGCTCTCCCTTTGCATTGAAACGAATTTTGTTCAGCCAGATGTCACCATTGCCAATTCCTTTCAGCAATGCAGCAATAAATTCTTGAGAACTATTTTCAATAAACTTTTCGTCTACATTGATGCAACGCTTCACCCAGGGCAGTTCACTACGCGAAGCATTAATAAATTCCAATGCATCAGGATGATCATAATCAAGATGCAAAACTACAGCGCCATTTTTATAAACCCCGCCACGACGCAAGATTTCATTAAGCGTGGAATAAATCTTGCCAAAACTTACCGGCCCGCTTGCCACCAAGCCTTTGCCATTTTCAGCGTTCCTTTCGCGGAGAGAAGAAAGATGAATAGCGACGCCCGCACCATTGCGCAAACCGTGGCTAACAAACCGCCAAGACGCTTCAATTCCATCATCGCCCTCCATTGAATCTTCTACGTTGAAAACCGTGCAGCTCACGGGCAGACGGCTTTCTGAATTATTCAGCCAATCTTGCACTCGTCCTGTACGTGCAATCGGCTCACACTTTGCTTTTTCCTTAAGCGCCATAAGACAAAGAAGGGGCCAATGGCCCCTGAGAATCAACCAAAGCAGGCTAGCTCAGTCAAGGCGATGGAAATGGGAAATCTTCCTTTAGTCACACAAATTCTCAGCATCCTCGTTTGAGACCAAATCTTTGATAAACAGCTTCGCTTCATTCAAGCTTTTGAAATAGCAAGGCTTGCCATCTATCGCTGCAAACCATTGAAATTCTGGCCTACTAAAACATGGCCAAAGCTTATAAGGACCATAGTTAAATGGCTGACGGTCTGGAATTCCCCACATGGAAATAACTCGTAGTTTTACCACGCTAGTTCTTCCCTCAAATCGTGCATGCATTATTTAATACATTCTTCAGCAAACGACCATGCCCTTATGAATCCTTGAGAAATTGTGAAGATTTTTTAGCTTTTGTATCACCGTGATACGGAAAAAGCCACATTTGACCCACAGGCCGAGATACGATTACCGTAAGCGGAGCACACGCCAAGCCCGGCTCCTCCCGCTTAGTCCCTCCCGGACATCTCTCCTCCAACGGAGCGCCCAAAGCGCGAAGTGACGGACAAAAAGGCTAGACCAGCCCCGATGTCCTAGTAGCGGAGTCCCCCAAAGGGACGGAGCCTCTCCATCGAGGGGCGAATTTCAAAAAAAAGCTGTGTCAGTCTTATGTGATGACACGGCCAAGCTATGCGTAGCTTCTGGGAAAGGCTAAAAACAGGCAATTTCTATTCTTGAAGGCTTGAACGGCGGCTTTAGGCCGCCTTTTTGCTGGAAACGATGGAAAGGAAAATGCGCGATTTTTGTGCGTCATTACGACGGCTTAGGGCCGTCTCCATTGGTCTTGTCTATTGCTGGAAACGCTTCAAGCGGCGCCTTCGGCTTGCTTTCAGCGTATGGCAACTAGCTTTATTGCCACTATGCTGTACCAGACAACGCCGTTCTCATCCCAGCTTGCAGCTTTTAGCTGTTCTCAGATTGGTTAACGGCTCGTCACTCTCACAATCCCCCTCCTTAATGCAATGAAGCTCATCACTGCCGATTTCGGCGGGAAGATGTGGACCTCTTTCGATGGTGCCACTACTCGCTCGCTCTCTCCTGAAGAATTCCTGCGTCTTGAACAATGGTGCCCTAAAGGCACCATTCTCGTAGCAGAAAATGCCCATCTAGGCTGCGTACGTACGGAAAAAAGCCTCGCGCAAGTGTACGATGCTGAAATTCTCCAAAATTTCTATCGTCGTGGCTATTCCCTAGGTATTGACATTCGCCTCTTCCCTCATAGCCAAACGCCTAAAGCACGGGCACAAACCGGCTTCCTTGAGAAGACCGACGAAAATGATGCCCAAGCTCAATACGCCTATCTTCTTCAAGAGCCTTCAGTTCTTCAAAGCTTGAAACGGCCTCCTCATACTTTCGTTGCTGAACGTTGGAGGGAAGCCGGCTGGGTCTACAAAGACACAACTAATGCCATGCTGAACGTGGCTCGTCGTTTCGACTACGCCATTGAAGGAGACCGCATTACAACCTTCGTTCTTGATAACCTTGAGCGCTTCGCTCAAGCTCTTCCAGACGATGCCAAGGAAATCTTTGGCCTCCTCCATCGTAAAAAAGATGGTAGCTTCTATAAAGTGGGCTCCACTAACGGCCCGCAACTCTCGAAGCTCTACACGCTTGCAGCTCTTCTCCTCAATGATGATGGCTCCCTTCGCTATCGTCCTGATACCAACAAGCCGCCAGGTATCTCCTGGTTAGTCCGCACGCAAATCGCCCCAGCTCCTTTCCATCATCGTGGTGGCATTGCCCGTTCTAATATCATGTGGCATGGTTTCCGTAACTATGCCATCAGTAAAATGAACACGCGTAAAGCTAGCGCCGCTGGCAAAGTACTTAGTCATTACGATTTCTCCGCTGAACAAACCAAGCAGTTTCGTCAGCTTCGCAAAGACTACATGCGTGCTCAACGTATGATGCTGAGCACTATGAAGAGCTTGGTCGCATAAACTGGTGCTATAGTTACGGAGTATTGCTGGTCTCACATTCTCTTCCAGCCCAGCGTTGGTCTTATCGGATCTTTCAGCAATGCTCCTTTTGCCCTGGTCTCACTAAGTATTGCGGACTCGCTCCGTTCTCACCCCTTCTTCCAGGCTTTTCTTTCGCCAGTTTCAATGCGATTTACAAGCATAGCCTTGTTTTCAGCTCGTCTTCTGGCTCATTATTACGCTGATCTTAACTGGAATCACGGACCACGCTCCGTTCTTAGGCCCTCTTTCAGCTCATCCATTGCTTAGTCTCATACTGATTTTCAGACATAGCTCTGTTTTTAGGGCATCTTCTAAGCACCAACAAAGCCCTTCGGGGCTTTTGTTTTGGCTAGGTATAAATGCTTAGGGCAATTTCCGGACGAAAAATAGCGCCACTTTTCGAGGCGTATACCCCCGCCCCGCAACAACAAAAGCCCGTGCTACTGCACTGCCGCATGTCAAGCATTGTTGCAAAGCTTAACACGGTGTATTGTTGCAAAAGTTAACAGTTGCAGCGTTAGTATTAGTTTCCATAGCCCTGTGGAGAAAGATATTCTCCTTCTTATCGGGATCGCCAGTAGGGGACTGCTCACCAGGCCCACCTAGAGTCGTCATCCTGACACGATAAAAGCCCGCTAGGGGAAAGCCTACCGGGCGATGAGAAAGGCCGCTTATGCGGCCTTCTGGAAGCTTCTCAGAACAGTAGAGCAAACAGGGAAGCTATGGCTGCCAGTGCTAGCGCTACTGTTGTTTGCTGTTGTTTTTGGCTAGCGAGACTGAGCGCAGTTTCCTTTTCAGTGGTGAGAGTTTCGAGAATCTCGATTAGCTGTGCTTTTGTGGCGCGTGCAGTGTTCATTGGAGGATTGCGAGAGGGAAGGGAAGCGGCCCGCAATTGCGGGCCTTAAGTTATGCGATGCAGAATGCTTGCTTCTCAGCTTCTGTATAGTTTGTGCCATGCGGCAGCTTAAACTTAAGACCCACAATCCGGCCGCCGCAGCCATCGGAAGGGCGAAAATCAGTCTTATCACCATCGACAACTGCTAGCTTGCGGTTCATGAAATAGACAAACTGAGGCAGTTTTTGACTACGCTTAATGTTGAATGCAGCGGCAACATTCAGGCCATTTGATAATGCCGAGCCTGCCATGGCTACATTTTTTTTATTATCCCAACCGTCGAAGCTGAAAGTGAGATGATAGCCAATATCTTTGCATTCTTGCCAGTTATGTTTGTTTTTAGTGTAGTCGTAAAATTTTACCAACAGTTCAGGATAATGGCTAAACATGTGGATAATGCTTTTGTATGTTGTGGCGACAATATAAACGCCAAACTTAACCCGCCAGAATCTTGACAGTTCTTCAGACACGGTAAACTCTAGAGTTTCCCATAAAATGTCGGACGTTCCGTTTAATCTAATTGCCAAAATCTCAGAGACTGGCAGCATTGATCGGTTACAAAGAATCGCCGTAGCAGTCAGCTCTAGAAAATGTTGAGTGTGATCGAAAAACGCTAGTGTGCGCCTGATTCTGGCTGTTTTTTTGCCGCCCATAAGATACGGGACGCCAGCAAAGTGCAGGCAAATTTTTGCACAGTTTCCGGCATTCGGACAAACATTCTGTCCACTGATAACGCTAGGTGCAAAATGTAGGATTCTAGTTTCTTCTGCACTTTTCTCGGTTTTTGGATTGACCGAGAGAAGCGTACGATGGGATAGGTTATGTTTTTTGCAAAATGCTGAGAGGGTAGCGGGAAGCTTTGCGCGAGAATTCAGAACGGTGGTAGCCATTTTTTTTGGTGAGAGAATGTTTGCGGAATGTTTGGCGAATGCTTATCAGGATTCGCCGGGAAGCTTAACTGTTGCATTTTCTGCATTTAATAATGCAAACAATGCGGATCTAACAGCCGGGTGATTTTGCAAACTAGGGTTAACGCGCGCGCCTTCATTGAATAGAAAGAACAACACGCCAAACTCTGATTCTGTGAGTGTTGGGATTTGCTTTTGAACGTTTGTCATTTTTCGTGAGAATGTTTGCTTGAAGCGCGAAAAATTAACGGCCAGAGATTTGCAGCAAACAAGTATCGGCGGACGCGCCAGAAGCGCGGCATGCGACAAAACGCCGCTGATCATCCACAGCCAGACTGGCGACAAACAGGGTTAGGAGAGAACCGCCAAACAGGGCGGCAAGCTTAGCAGTGGTTGAAAGTGCGTGGGTCATTTTGATCTGGTGGAGAGGGTCGGCGCGATCTCTCGCCCCGATGCATGAATGATGCCAAATTTCAACGGCCTTGCATAGTGGACGGTTTAGCAAAGCGCACACTAGGCAGCGACGTTGCGAGATGGTATGGGGCCGCGCGATGTTGGGCGCAACGACAAACAAAAAAAAAGAACATGCGCGCGCGTATCACGGCGACTGTCCAAAAATCAAACGCTGCAATATTTCGCAACATTCAGCCACCTATCACGCTTGGGGGCATCCTGGCAAGCTGCGCAACATTTCGCAACATTCAGCGCCCATACCATAGGACTGGCAAGAATCGGCGGATTGTGACGAAAAATCACAAAACGCCAAAATGTAACAACGGATACAGAGAAAAGGAACGGCGAATCATCTCAGCCGATCGCGGGACATTGTTAAGAATTATCAAGAACCATAAAATATTAAGTAATATTAAGAATTATCAACACACTGAGAAATGTGAAGAATTATCAAGAATTGTTAAGAGATGTGACGCTTGTAGGAATGTTAAGAAATGTTACAAAATATTAAGAAATGTTACAATTTGCGAATGTTAAGAAATGTTAAGAATTGTTACAAAGTATTACAAAAACGCAAATATTAAGAATTGTTACAAAGTATTACGAAATATTAAGAATTGTTACGAAATGTTAAGAATTGTTAAGAATTGCAACAAATTCTGACATTGTTACGAAATGTTAAGAATTATTAAGAAATATTACGAAATATTAAGAAATATTAAGAAATGTTACGAAATGTAACAATGCGGTTATGCGCATACCGTGATACGACCCTAGCCGGATCCTAGATACGCCTCTAGCCGGATCCAATTTTTTCTGATACGGAGCCAGCCGGATCTGATACGGAGCTAGCCGGGCCTTGAGGCCCGGCTTGGTAAGACGATGACGGCTTAAACAATGAGTAAACATTGTGACATGCTAAATCGCCTGTGAAACCACTTTACCAACCATGACCATCAAAAGCCGCCTTTAGGGCGGCTTCTTCGCTGGCAAATGGTCCTCCTACAAAGCTTTCATCATCATCAGCATAGAAATACCAACCTTCCACAAGTTCTGTACCTTTGCAGCAATCTTCAGAAAAGAAATCCACGAGAATTATTTCACTTGCTCCTGAAGCCTATTCCACATCCATTGCTCCTTAGTATCAGGGCGTATCAGTTCGTAGCCTTCATGATCAACGATGGCATCACCAGCGCTGTTTATGTGGCCTTCAACATCCCGGCGCCAGATGCCCCTACAAGAGCCTTGCTGGTCAAAGATGGCAATAATGTCCTCCCGATCCTCCATGGCGAGCCTGACGTGGAAGAGAAGGTCTCTCAAACGGGCCGCTTGGTAGCGGCCTTTAGTGGGAGGGAAATACGGGCCGTTGTCTTGATAAGTGGAAATGGTCAGCATGGTTCAAAAAACAGGATGATCAGGGAAGGTTTCAGGCTCTTCTTCAGCCTCGTGGACAATTTCTTTGAGCTGATCAATGATGCAGCGAATGGCGTAAGCAACTCCTGGGCCAACGTTATCTAACGCTTCGTCCATAGTCCTAATTTCATCATGCACTTCTTGAATCGTTTCAAAAGTCTTGGCAGCGTATGGAACGCCCCATTCATCATCGACAATGAGAGAATAAGGCATGATTCAGTCTTCGATAATGCGGAAATCAGGGTCGTTGTTGCGTTGTATCCACCTGCATTGATTTAGCTCAGGCCATACAACGAAAAGCTTGTCGTGATGATCCTGCTCAACAATGGCAGTGGTGACTTTAGTGCCGATGCGAGATTTGCCTTTCTTTGAAATGGCAATAATGTTAATTGCATTCATCGTTCTAAAGAGGAGAGCGGGCCGCTTGTGGCGGCCCTTGTGCGACTCAGGCGGCTTGCATTGCCCATTGCTTATCCATCCAACGCTGGCGATCATCAGCGCTTTCAAAGAGAGCCACTGGCTCGTCGCTGTTGGGCTTAGTGCAGAAGAACTTACTGGTGAGCAGTCTGCTGGTTCGAGCATCGCGGAAGTCTGCTGTCCAGAGCCAGAAGCCCTGGCAAGAAGCAACAAGCTTCACGCGCCGCTCAGTGCCTTTAGGAGCACAGGAACGCCACCACTGCCCTTGAGTGGGGGAGAAGGCAGCCATGGTGAAGATAAGACGGTCAGTCATTGGAAGAAGAAAGGAGAAGCTCGCGCCTCGTTGGAACAACAATACAGCATGAAGGCCCCTTGAAAGGGGCCTGTTACAAAGCTTCACACTTTGGTTTTGGCGCGGCGCTTCACTTGGCTGCGCTCCACGTAAGGGGCGGGATCCACCCAGCCTTTTCTACGGAAGACGCTGTTGGTAGAGGCCCTCATTTGCTCTCCATCGTCGAAAGTGATGATGATGGTCCAGCAGGTGGGAGTGCGCTGCTCAGTACCGTCAGGAGCGCAGGTGATGCTCCATCCGCATTCTTCATCGGTGGTTTCAATGGAAGCAATGGAATGCCAACCAACCACTTTGGTGGTCATGAGACCAGTCGATTGGAGAATTGCGAGCTCATCTCCCACTTGCAGGGAGTGGCCAATAGCTTCACGCTGACACTTGAGGGCGTGAGCCCAATCCTGGAATTCTTTGTGAGCCTTCTTGGTGTGACGCACGCCATGACCATTGCAGCCGTAGCAAACGCTGCCATGGAGCTGGTTATAGCTGTGCTCGCCAGAGCCACCACAACGCCCGCACACTTGCAGGGGGAAGCCGTAGCGATCAACGGAGGGGAAGGAGTCGAGAGTGATGGTCATTGGTCTTGAAGAGGAGAGGCTCGCGCCTCAGAACAAAGGAACAATACAGCAGAAAGGGGGCCAGAAGCCCCCTGGTTACAAAGCTTTACAAAAGGAGAGGCGATCAAATCGTATAAGGAGTGCGTGAATAATTTGCTAATTCCTTTTCCAATTGCGCAAGTTTATGCTGGTAAAATAAATAAGCTTGCTGCCTAGTTTTTCCTGATGGCATTTGCATGATTTCCTGAAAAATTTCTTTTAGACATTCACATGCAGCTTCGTAACGTAACTGCTTATAAATCTTTTCGCCGCCAAGTTCATCGATAATGAAATCATCAAAGATTTCTTTTGCTTTTGTTAAATATTTTTGGCGCGTAGACTGATAATGTTTTCCAAAGCTTCCGTTTCTAAGTTGTTTTTCAGTGGGGAGAGAAATGTCAGTGGTGAATGCAAGATGATTTGCCATTTTCTTGAGAGAGAAGGGAAAGGGCTGCGGGGGCAGCCCTTGGCTGGGCTAGGCCAAGCTTCACGAGGCAAGGCTTTAACGACACTCAGTTGCCGGTAACGCTCCAATGAAAAAAATTGGGCGAGACAATGGTAATGGCTATTGCGTGACGTTGGCACAGAGCGTGGCCACCATCATTGCTTCGCCTGGTTTTGCGCCTTTAGCAATGGGACTGCGCCAGCCATTCCATTTACCAGCTTCCGTGGTGTTCACTTGTAGGAGCGGGCAACTCACGGCGATGTAGGAAGGAGTTTGGGCAGATTCTCCTTTGCATGAGCGTAGTGTGGTGCGCACGCCATCACTTGCTAGCTTCCATTGTCCCCATTGGTACGTGCAATCGCCAAAGGAACGTTCAGCGGCTGCAGGAGCTTGTTGCATGATCTTCTCTAGGATTTCTTGCTGGCGATTCTTTACTGGCTCCTGTTGAACCATAGGAGGCAGTTCGGGCAGGGCAGTGGCGATGAGAGGAATCATGAGAATGCAGAAGATTGTTGTTTTTGGTGAGCAGTTTGTGCTGGCAGCATTATCCAGCCGGTGTAATTAGGAGAAGAGCGATCTACGCGGATTAGTCCTTTCTTTTCAAGAGCAGCAAGAGCATTTAAATACGCTTCCAGGCGATTGCCAACAAGGCAGCTTTTTGGTATGAAGCATGGAGCATTTTTGTTGCGCTTCTGATAAACAAGGAAATAGGAATAAAGATTGCGCTGGTTAATTGAAAGTCCAGAATTAAGCATTGTCAGAAGATTTCATTGAAATACTGTTCAGCTTCCCATTTGTGGTCAAAGATGCCATAGGAAGTATCGTGAAGCTGCAGCTCAGTGATGCGTTCCCAACCGTAAGCTTCCCACTTTTGGGAGCCATCAGCGCAGAGGAATTGTCTGACGCCATAACCAGAGTGTTGCGCTTGACGATCCGCTTCGAGCTTGGCTAGGTAAGGGCTGGTTCTCCAGCCTTCAACTACTTTGTGAAACATTGCTCAAAAGGAAATGGATTGGCCGTTTGCTTTAACACTGATCACGCGCTCGCAATCAAAGGAACGCCAGGCGCCTTCACCTGCGCTACGAGCAATGGAGAAATCGCGGCAACGGACAATGCTGGGCTTTTTAATGGCAGTGCCAGTGCCCTTGATTTCCTTGCTATCGCGAGGATTGAACTGAAGGCTGCGAACGGAACCATCAGCCTTGATGAACTGCACGCTGACAATGCTGCTGCCAGCATTGAAGATGAACTGCTTGACGAGAGCGGTTTTGTCCATGAGAGGAGGCATCGCTGCCAGACGACTAGAGAACAATACAGGAGAAAGGCCCCAGAAATGGGGCCTGTAACAAAGCTTTACATTTGATCGCAAATGCCCATCAGCACTTCACCCACGTATTTCCTTGCTGCTTCAATGTGGCCAAAAGCTTCAGAGCGCTCATCACGAGCTTGATAGTAAGCATCAGGACCTTGTGGATAAAAATCCCTTCCGTTGCATGTTGTAGAGGCAAAAGCCTCTAAGGCTTTGGTGAGAGCATCGTAAGCAGAAGCATATTCATCTCTGAGATCAGTCTTGGAAGTACCGTTGAGATGGAGAGTGGGGATGGTAGTCATGGTTGCGAGAGGCGCGAACAAAGGAACAATACATGAGAAAGGGGCCTGGTGGCCCCGTTGTTGCATTTCGCAACATTTACTGAAGGCTCTCAATGCGGAAAGGCTTGAGACGCCCTATTCGCAAGGCTTTTTCCTTAACGAACTGTTGACTATTTGTTTTTGTATTCTTGATTTTGTATAAACCAGTTTCAGGAATAACTTTTGTAATAATATATTCTCCTCTCCATTGTTTAAAGCCAAAGTCATACAAATCGACGATGGTGCCAATAGAGAATTTCATGAGGACAACAGACGCTTGATGTCTCGCTCCACATTCTTTAATGCACGCCAATCAGTGCAGCTTGTGCTGCAAACGAGAGTCTTGCCAGAAGAATGCTTAAACACATAGTGTTTATTCTTGCGATGAAGAACAAAACCATGCTTTTTAACAAGATCGAGCAATGCGCGTCTATTGTCCTTTAATGCCATTACAAATAGCGCCAGATATGATCTTCCATGCTGTCAGCTAATGTGCGGAAATAAGCTTTTGTGCGCTTGTATGGTTTGCTCGCTGGGGCATGATCAGGCGCTTTAGAAACAACGGCCAAAAGCTTAGCGCGAGCAGCAAGACGATCATTCTGAGAATAGCTAGTCAGTTCATAGCCTGCATTTTTGACCATGCGGGCAATGGCACGTTGAGAGCGCGTGAGAAAAGGGGTGTGAGTCATTAGAGGAACCATCGCTGGTGAAGGAAGGAAAGGCTCCTTTCGGAGCCCCTTTGCTTCCATGGGGACAATAGGGCTACTGAACTGCGTTGTCAAGAGGATCAACTTTAAAGCCGTTGGCAATGCGGCAGTAGCGCTCCGGATGGAGCTTTAGGCATTCTGTCAAGCCCTCTTGGTTTGGCATTGCCTGAGGAGCTGCGACAATGGCAAAAGCACCAATACCAAAAGCGCAAGAAAACAGCGCGAAAGAAGCCACGTTACGAAGCATGGTCATCACAAGCGAGAGAAGCAAATACGGGCAGTCCCCTGCCCAGGCGAAGCAAGTCTTGAAAAACTGCCGTAGGACAAGTCAAGAATGCGCCCGCCGTAGTATGGGCCGCGATCATTGACTGTCACCACTGTTTGCCTTCCATTGTCACGATTTGTCACGAGAAGGCGCGTGCCAAATGGAAGCCATGGATGGGCAGCAATAGAACCGTAGGCATCAAACCTGACGCCACTGGCAGTGCGTTGCCCGTGATAGGAATCCCCCACGCCATAGTGCGAGGCTTCGCCGCATTGCCTTGACGCAGCATGGGCAGGGATGGCAGGAGCCAAAAGGAACAGAGAAAGAAGAAATCGTGAAAGCATCAAAATGGTGAAAGAGCTAGAGAGGCCCATCGCCCTCGCGGACGACGGTTTTACCATTGTGCCATGCCTGTCAAGCATGCCGTCGTGAGCAGCAGCATGTGTTACAGTTTGTGAGCAGTCGGTTCTAGCGGCTTAATTGCCGCTCCTGTCGCAAGGCGGGCCGTGAGGGTGAACGCTTGACGGTGGCGTGGGTGATGCTGTATGGCTTCGCCAAGGAGCTAGTCATTCTCCTGAGAGGCACGCCGCCCTTCTAGGCGAGGAGTTTTCCCCTGGTTGTGTTCAAGCATCGGAGACTGTAAAGAAAAGGGGGCTTTGGCCCCCTTTTCTTTTGTCTAGATAAGCTATAGAAGATTAGTTGGTTTTCTATGGAAAGCAAATTGTCTTCTGAGCAGGAACGTGAACGTCTTGCACGATGGCTTAGTCGAGGAGAAGTTTATATTCCACCGAGCGAAGAAGTTTATGATCCTCGAAATGAAGATGATTATTCAACGTGGGATGTAGGCATGGAGCCTATTCCTGGCGATCATACATGGGCAAAAGAAAAGGCTCCCGATGGAGCCTTTTGATTAGAAATTAGAAACTGTCTTCACGCTTCCGCCTCTTGCGAGTACGACACTCTTCTAGCTCATTAAGAACTTGCAGCCACACAAAAACTGCGAACCCAGCAAGAGTAATGACAAGAGCACCATAAACCGCGCAAACCAAAAAGACAAAGTAGGTCGACATAGCTGTCAAGGTTCGGACTAAATGGCGTTTCGCCTTAGAAACTTAATCATAAGCTGATGAGCTTCCCCGGCATCCGCAATGAACTGGCCTCGGTAGTGGAAGCCTTCCTTGTCGATGCGGATCACTTCTTCCGTTTTTTCCCGCAGTACGATCCTGTTAAGCGGATCGACGATACGTGTCGTATCTAAGGTCGCTGTGATTGGAAGTTCAGTCATTGTGCCTCCAGTTCATCGGCGATGGCGAGAAGGGCTTTCTCGTCAATGATGGGGTGGTCAGTATGCCCATAAGCCAACTGACTAGCAGCAGCTCGCAGGGCGGCGGCTATGTCATCATTCCTGTACCAGGTTTTGCGGCCAGTAGCGTCCAGCACCGCCTGCGCGGCGGGAGAGAAAGGTTTAGTCATCAGGCTGTTCTTCCGCAAGCGGTAGTGAGGGGCCAAGGCTTTCGAGCCAACACAACATGCACCAATGACCTTCGTAGCCTTCGATATTGCTGCTGATGTGGTATTCATGCGTACCATGCTTGGGACACACAATTTGCTTCTGGGAAATTTTCAGATTCAAGAAATCAGTCATTGATCTGCTCCAATGCGCGATGGATGATGTCGATGTCTTCAGGCTCAAGCTCCATGCGTCCGTCCAATGTGTAGCCACATTCGAGAAGCACTCGCATGGCCTGTTTTTTTAGACTCGGCGGTTTGGGCCTGCGTGCGGCAAAAAGCGCCTCATGTTCATACTCGTGACCTTCTAACTTCAGCCACTCACAGCACGCCTCCAGCTCTTGGTCTGCGCCCCATTGGGCGGCTTTACGGGCTAGGCCGTACTTGGTGGAGTGATCTTGCATCCACTGCTCTATTAGGTGCGGCGGTGGCACCTTGGAATAATCTCCTTGGGTCATGGGTAATTAGTGGAAGCGACTACTTGTTGTCGGGGAGTTGTTCAAGGGCGCGGCGGATGGTGTCAGCCTGTATTCCGCTTAAACAGCCCCTATCAAAAGCAATGCGCAAATCGTCAAGCGCCAGCTCCTTCAAGCTCGGTGGCTTGGGACGGCGTGCGGCGCGCAAAGCCGGAATGGCTTTGCCGTCATCGCCCCAGTAACCCATGCGTTTCATCCAGTCAATGCACCCCTCCAGCTCCTGATCTGCGCCCCATTGCGCGGCGCGGGTGGCTAAGTCAATAGAGCCTTCACCCGGAGTAAGAGGTGCGCCGAAAAAGTCACTGACCCAGCCTTCGATTAGCGCGGGCGGTGGGGTTACGGGATGTTCTTGTGTCATGGGTGATTAGTGGTAATGACTACTCGTTATCGGGCAAGGATTCAAGTACAGCGCGGATGAGCTTGTAGTTCTGGATGCTCAACTCAGCCTGCTCTTCATCCAAAGCTTCTAACGCCTGCTCTTTCAAGCTCGGCGGTTTGGGGCGGCGAGCGGTCCAGATGTCTTCGGCTAAACGAACACGGTCACTGGTTTCGTCAATGTAGAAAATTCCCGCTCCGTCAATGATCTCCATGCGACATGCCTCCAGCTCATCGTCTGCTCCTGCTCTGTAAATATCTTCAAACATTGCATAGAGCGATCTCCCTGCTTCAAACTGTTCTGACCACTTCTGGATCAGTTCCGGTGGTGGAGTGATGGGGAAAGAATGATTCTCAGTCATTTTCAATGCCAATAGCCTGTTTGTTTGCATAGTCACTTACCAAGTGATTAGAGCAAATCACTTGTGTCGTTCAATTGATATGCAAATACTGCCAACGCAGCAAAGCTGGAATAGAAGCAGGCTCAAGGCCCATGTCTTCAAGCACAAGTTCAAACCATTCTGCCATGACATCAATCACTGCAATCACTTGCGGATCATCAGGAAGAATGTCATCTTCCATGGCTTCTGCAATCATTTGCTGAAGTTTGGTGAATTTGTTCATGATTAAATGCCAGTGGCAGCACGGTAAAGTTTAAGGCACAAAAGCTCATGCTTTTGTTTCCATAGTTCTAAACGACCCTCTAATTGCTGGAGACTGAGCTGTCTGTTTAAGCGTTGAGGACGTTCCCAGTCAAGCTCAGGATCGTTGTCGTAGTCACCATCAGTAAAGAAGGCCATAGTCAGAAAGCTCCTTCTTTGATGGCACGCGAGTAAGAAAGCATATATTCTTCCAGATCTGTGCCAGTAGGAGTTTCTTCAACAATCTGTTCATGATCCTTTTGTGCTTGCTTTAGAGAGGCTTGAAAAATGTGCTTGATAGAACCGAGCGCAATGCGCTGCTTAATATTCGGCTCATCGTCAATTGCCTGCTCTAATGTGCAAACAAAATCTTGAAGCTCCTTCACTGTGATAGGCACGCTGGCAATGGGAGAGCCGAAGCTCATTACCAAGCGATTGTCAGAAGTGAAGGCTGAAAGCTTCTCTCCCCAATGATAAAACCTTACAGTCATTGCTTTAAAGAGAAAGGGCATGCAAGCTCTCGCCCGCATGTCCTGTAGTATGCCGCCTTTAGCGGGCCGAGTCAAGCGTTGTAACAATGCTTAACAGAGCCTGCTCTTTCCCTGAGCTCAAGCGTGGTGCGATAAGCCGCCTTATGGCTTGGCAGAGGTCTGTCCCGCCATTTGGTGGCAATGCAGTGGCATGCGCCCATGGGCTCTAGCACTACGTGCCTGTTGGTCCTGTCCAGCAAGATTTGCAAGGCCTGGCGCTTTCGCTTGGAAAGGCCAGGCTCTGGCTCTTCAATGCCCACTCGCGCATAGTCCGCTAGCTCAGAAAGATCGTCTAGCGAATTGGTCGTGATAACAAAATGGCGTCCACGACGCTGAGCCTTGTTCCATGCAGGATGGATGTTTTCTGCTGCTAAAGCTTTGGCATCTTCTTGAAGCTCAGGAGGAAGCACAATATGAACCGTGGGCGCCAGTGGTGTGCCTTCAACAATGAAGGAAGGCTGATGGGTGTCCATGAAGAATCAATGGAAAAGGAATTCACGGCTTTTGAAGATAACAAGCGTGTTGCCCCATGTGCGACGAGGAAGCAATGCTTGAGAGCCCATACTGTTCTGCCAGCTAATTGAAAGCGGGCCTATCCACATTGTTCCCCAATCGCTGCTGCAAATGATGCCGATGAAATCGTTCATTGTTCGGGAAGAGGCTTGATTTCTTCAATCATGGCAATCTTAATGTCAGGGCGCATTGCAAGCATAAAATGTTCAGCTTGTTTAGGAGAAATGGCGCCAAGAGCAATAGTTTTACCTTCGGAAGTGGTGATTTTGAAAGTGCGACAAGGAGTCATAAGTCTTCCTCGATGTGTTCAAGAATGGCTTGAGAGAGTTCTTTCTCTAGCATAATTTTCCAATCCTTATCACCGCCTAAACTTCCCACTTCACAAATGAGATGGAGACTGTCTGAAATGCGAGTGGCATCCATCATGCACGCCACTGCTTCTGGCATTTGACCAATGCCAAACAAGTCCTCTGCTGCGTCCGTATGGGCTTCAAACCACTTCCCTAGGCAGTACAGCGCCACCTGGCGGTAGGTTTCATCACCATAGTGTTCTAGAAAGCTTTCAATGGCAGTGTGGAGCTTAGGAGGCACGCCTACAGTGGCATGATCGCTGATATGGGGAGCAATGGAAGCAGAGATGGCTTCACGCTTTCCCTGCTTTGCTGCAGCAGCTTCACGCAGGAATGCTTCAGCAGTGGAAAAAGTAAAATCTGAGGACAATGGAAGGGAGCAACAATGACAGTGTGCTCACGCTAGCGCCGCTTGTCAATAGTCGTTCTCATTAATTGTTTGTAAAGGAATGGTTTCAGGCCATTCTTCTTTCTCGGGCTCAGTCTCGAACGATACTGGCGAGGCCGATGCAGGCAAAGAATTCTCGCGGCGTTCTTCCGTAGCCTTCGCTTCTTTCTCCTTTGCAATGGTGGAAGAAAGATCTTGCAGGAATTTGCGGTAGGACGTGTCCTGCTGCTCAACAGGCTTGTGCTCGTTAAGGCCAAGCAGCTTCGCCTGTTCTACCAAGCTGTTCTTGGCCACGTTGAGGAACGATGGATCACCAGCACTCTCTTCGATTTTGACCATCTCCTTACCGCCTTCACCATCGCCTTCCATGATCGTGACAGTGCGTTTCTTCTTGCTGCCTTCAAAGCTATTGAGCGCCAGGTCCTTGAGGTCCATCTGCTCTTTTAGGAGACGTGCACGATGCACGTCTTGGTTTTTCAGGATTTCTTCTGTATATAGCTGCCTATTGAAATGCCGGTCTCCATTAACTGTTTCCTTGCTTAGCTTGAGAACATTTGCAATTTGGCGATTGCTCATTCTGGCAGCAAGAAGCTCTTGCACCATCCATCGCCTAAGGCCAAGCATTTCTTTGCTATAACCAGCGGCGCCAGTGCCACCATTCACTTTTGTTTCACGCACTGCTTCAAATTGCGTGAGACTGATGCCGGCTTTCTTTAATGCATTAGCAGCGTATTGAAGCTCCTGTTCTGGGCTCTCGAAATCAATCTCAGGCTTAGCCATTACGTCGCGCTATTCTCTAATGAATTGTATCTCCTTTTCCATGGAGAGAACGAACAAATAGTTCAGTGAAACGCTCCATTTGAGCGGTGGCCATACTCGCTGGATAGCCATCAATCGCTTTTTTCAAGCTACATAGCTCTTGCCATTCTTCTTGCGAAAGCTCTTCTTCTGACGATGCAGGGAAAATGGTCATAGCAAAAGGGGCGCACCAAGCGCCCCGTTCCAGAAAATCAATGATACTGCCAAAAGGCTTGATCCATCAAGGCATCTAGTTCTACCAAGCGTTTAGGACAATACTTCCTTACAAACTCCTCCATTTCTCCATGGAAGGAACTAATAATTTCTGCATAAGCAGCATCCAATCCTGCTTGTACTAACTCATCACCAGTTTCGCGGCGATAAGCTACGGCCATGCAAGATTTAGGACTGTCGCAATATTCGTTCTTGATTGTCTCAGGCATCGTTCTCCTCCTGCTCAATGGTAAAGCCGCTATCAATTAGCTTTTCAATTTCATGCAGGCTAGAGCGCCAATGGCGCTCTCCATTGTTATCACGTGCTCCGTAAAGCGTACGGGCCGCTGGTTGCGGCCCTTTCTTGGGAGAAGAAAAACCATAATGAACAATAGGCAAAATTTCAGTGCCGTTGTGTTCAATCAAAGGCAAGTGGTCAACTGCTCGTGGAGCGTTAAGCATTGTTAGGAGAAAATCCTTCGCAATACTAAAGAGAGTTTTGTTCAATGAAGGCTTGTTTGCCTTATGTAATGAACGTTTCGCCCTTGGGGGCTCCACTCTGGCTAGAGCGGCATTGCGGAGGTTTTAGGCATCGTTGGGCTTTGATCGTTTTTGATAGGTGATCTTGGCCTTATGAATGAACACTCCGCCCTTGAGGGCTACGCTAGCCCTAGCTGGCCATGCCTATGCGCTAAGGAGCCATCGCTGATGGGCTTGCGACACTTGGCTAGACCTGTGGTGAGGGTAAAGGGAGTTTGAGCCAAAATCAAGCGGGTTTATGCAGCTTCTTGTTCTGGCACAAAGCAAATAGAGATGGAACTGGTCCGCGCCATGATGGCATTGCCTCATCCGCTTTTCCCATGGACAAGGAAGCCATCACTGAATGGCTGGTCAAGCACAAATACAGCGACCATCGTCTCATCCCTCAGCTTCACTGCCCGCTCTGTCGTCAATTGAACTATGAACGAAGAATTCAAGGATTACAAAATCGTCAAGCTGCCACCGAACGGTCCGAAGCCTGGACAGAGCACTAGGGCTTGGCTTTATGGCAAAGGCAAAGAAGAAGAGGAATTCAAAAAGCTGATAGACACTCAAGGCTTCAAAGGTAAGCGCAAATAGCAAAGGGGCCTGATGGCCCCTTTTTCATTCTTCATCGTCATCTTCAAAATCTGGTTGAGCCTTGAACCAATCTTCTGCAAGTTCAACAAGCTTCTTTTGTGCTTCAGGCGAAAGCGGCGCCACAAGCGCCGCGCTCTCACTGTTGTCCCAAATGATTTTCACTTTTTCATTGCGATGGAATTTTCATGGTAATTGAAAACTATCGCTTGCTGAAAAAAGCTAGACTATTCAAGCTGCTCGCGACGGTAGGCAGCGGGGAGGCTAGCAATAGAGCCTCCCTCCTATTGCGAGAGAGCTAGAACCAATCCTCCTGGTCTTCCTTTTCGGGAAGATTTTCATTGAGAACCATGGAAACAGGCGGAGCTGTTGGCAGTTCTTCCTGTTCGGGAGCAATATTTTGCTCTTCATTGGGAGAACTGAAATTCAGATCGGGGCCTTGGTAGTCCCATGAGTGGTACATGCGAGTGCGTTCATCATGCGGGCCAACAATGAAGCTGCTGGTAATGAGCCCTTGACGGCGTGCCATTTCAAGGAGCTTGCCAGTAGTGACATTCTCGTTCATGCCAGTGCCTAGCGACACTTGCTGCTTACTGAAACGCTCATGCGGACGCATGTTCACATAGTTTGCCACGCGATCAAGCTCAGCAATGGAATTACCGAGAGGACCGGCATAGTCCCACCCATAGTTCACTGCATTACGTTTCAGGACGTGCTTCCCAGCCAAGCCACTCCTGCTCTTCACCCATTCCAGGATAAATTGATTCTGGTCGTAATTACCTTCCTGACGATAGAGCTTCACTACTTCGCTCACATTGTCAACGAAGCTAGAGCTATCACGCAGTCCACCTTGACGATTTAAGTGGTGAAGAATGACGATGGAGCATTTGTAGACATTGGCCATGTCGCGCAATGCATAGAGAGAATCGCCCGCATTGCTTTTGATCAGATCAACATTCATTCCAGCAAAGCAGGCAGTGAGCGAGTCGATAACGACAAACACTGGACGATGCTTCTTGATGAAGCGCTCAAGCTGTTGCATGTGAGCAAAACGCCAAGTTTCCCAGAAGGAAATCATGCCAGGCTTGATATTGGCTTCTTGATAGCCGATGATGGAAAGCTTCTCTTTAGTGTCTGACAATGGTTCGTCAGCGGAGATGAGCAGGCATTTACCAGGAAGACAACGACGGCCAGACCATGAGGAACCAGTAGCCACGCCTAATGCCCAGTTGTAAACCAAGCTTGTCTTTCCAGTGCCGCCTTGAGCAGCAAGAAGCGTGACGCTACCAAGAGGAACGATGCCAGCAATCAGCCATTCACGAACGGAATCATCATCAATAAGCTGCAGCACGTCAATAGTTTCTATTTCTTCCTTGCCAAACAAACGAGACTTCGCCTCGTCAATCATCTTGTCAATATTGGCTTGGCTCATCTTCACGCCGTGGGCTTCTAGCCATTGCGCTGCCTGAAAAGCCACACGAGCATCATTGTCATAAAGGCCGACCATGCGCTCGAAGCTGCCGATGATTTCCTCGTAGGAAGGAAGACCATCCTTGCCTTCATGGCGATCCTTGGAAACAATGGAGGAGAGAATCAGCTCTTGGTCTGCACCATCGTCCAACCAGTCAGCTAAGTCGTAGCCGCCATTTTGAGGAAGGCTATCCCATTCGAAATTATCAGGGTCGGCATAGAGCCATTGCGCTCCAGGATTGTCTGAAGCCACTTCTCGCATGAGAGCAATGCCGGGCTCATCGCGATCAGGACAGAGGACAATCTTCTTGCCACGAAATAACAGCGAATAGTCGCCGTTAGCGCGATATTGTCCACTACCACCAAGGAAGGTGACAGAGGGCAGGCCAATTTCCCAAAGCCTGTCGCAGGTGAGTTCACCTTCAACGATGAAGATGGGAAGTCCCGTCACCTGACAAGCAGTGAGGGCTTCGTCGTAGCGATAGGGAAGAACAGTAGTTCTTATTTCATCAATGTAAGCTTTACGTTGATGCGTGCCTTGTGGTACTGAAGGATAGGCTTGGCGAATTGTTTTCTTACCACTGGCGTCATCACGATGCACGTTGATTGTGGTTTCGCCTTGCTTATTTTTGTAGGAGAAAGTGTAGGAACGTGCATCACGAAGAGGACGTTCCCAGCGATCTAATGGTGCAAGAATGTTGCGAATTTCAGCACGATGTTTGGCTGAATCATCATTAAAACAGTTATAGGCACCATTGCCTTCGTTAATAGAAAGATCGTTGCCTCCGCACGCCGGACAGATATATTTTCCTGGATGATCACTTGGTTCAAGCTTCTCAATGTGGTCCAGGATGGAGAATGCCATGGAAAGTGGTGGAATCGCTCCCGTTGTAGCAAGGAAATCAAGAAGCAGCAGCCCTATAAGCTAAAACAATACAAAATGAAACAAACGATAAGCGAAAACAATAGCTTGGGTGGTTGGCAGGGCTCAAAACTATGGCTAGTCTGGCCATGTTCCCGATGCCTCTCGCCAATGGAACTCTGGCTAGCCGCCATCATCGGCTTTTCAATCGGCTACCTGCTTGGTCCCCTCTTTTATGACGAACGGTAACAAAGAGCTGAAAAAGGGCAGGCATTTCAGCTTAACTGACACTGCCTACGCCCATCTTGGCAACATCGCCCATGAAGCTCGATTGAGCCTCAGCGAAACCTTGGAACGCCTTGTTCGTTCCACGCCCATCTGGGAAGGTAGCGCCACCTTGGCAAACGGCGCCTTCGATTTGATCGAAGACTACTCCACGTCTCTTGAAACTGATTTCAATGAAAGTTTCCCAGCTTAAACTTGCCTGCGAGGATTTTGTTCTTGAGCATGGCGATCAAGACGTAAAACTCCTGTGGGAGCAAGGCACTATTGATGATGGCTTTGATGTTAAGTACTACGAAATGCCCACTGACATTCGCGCCATTCCTGATTGGCCCCTTCCCGGTAAAAGCATCATCACCAAGAATGAAGGCTCTGAAATGAGCGTTGATTTCGTCATTATGTATGGCGAATATGCTTATCTCCCGCAATCCAAGCAATGATTGAACTTACCACCAGTCAGCTCAACACCCGCATGCAAAAGCTTGATCAAGAGCTTGTCATGTGCCTCGATATGTTCCTTGAGGATACTGGCATTGCAGTTGACGCTGTTGTAATTGATTACAACGAGGAGGGCTATGCCGTCACTCTTGGACTTGCGTTCCCAGAAGAATGAACCATTCCTTTATGCTCTACTCCCCGTCTGACTTTTCTTCCATGGACCCTGCCAAGCAAGCCACAATGGATCGTTACAACGGCATCTTCTCTCCGCTGGAGATCAGCGCTGAAGCTTTTAAGGCTGCTTATGACACGCCCGATATTGGTCCTCACATCGAGAAGGACTACAAGGGCCTATCCTATCTATCTTGGCCTTTTGCCTACCGCTATCTCAAGGAGCATTTCCCCACTTATTTCGTGGCTTTTGAAGAAAAGACCATTGGAGAAGTGGTATTTGGTACGCCAGGCGCTTACTATCTCCGCCCCTACCTCACTGATGGCTGCCGCCGCACTGTCGCCTTGATCTTCCCGATCATGGACAGGAAGCATAATTCCATCAAGGAGCTTGATGGTCGTGCCATTTCTGACAACTGCCAACGTGCTGCCGTAAAAGCAATTGCCACCTTCACTGGCCTTGGTCTGCGTCTTTATGCAGGCGAGGATATCCCCAAAGAAGATGAAAAAGGACAGGCCAAACTCCCGCTCCAACAGGAAGCTCCGAAGCAGGCTACGCGGACAGGCAAGGCGCCAGCGGGAGCTAAGGCTCCTTCTGAGCCTGCTGGAGAAGGAGGGAATGCTCCCGCCGCTGCAACAGGGGCCAGTGATGAAGCATTTGACGCCAAAACTGCCCTAACCACTATTTGCAAGGCCAATCCGTTTGGCTATGCAGATGAGAAGAACAGCATGGCGCTTGGTAAAGCTGCGCTGGAAGCCATTGGCCTTTCCCGCGCCACTGAAGTGAAGACGTGGCAGCAGTTCGGCAATGTGGCAGCAGCCATGATGACCGTATGGGCGAAGGAAGAACAGCTTGTTATCACTAAAGCAGAAATGACCAAGGAAATTGACTTGGTGCGTGCTTGTGATACAACAGAAGCGATGGTGGAAGCCATGAAAGCTTTTGTTGTAAAAAAGCCATAGATCTAGCAGCGGCCCGTTTTGCACGGGCCTTTGCTGGAACTATTTGCCTCGACGAAGATCATGCCCCTCTTGATTGCCTTCCTCCCAAGCTTTTTGGCTGATGATCCACTGGGACTGTTTCTGTTAATTGCTTTTGCTTCTACAGCTCTAGCCTTGCTCATTTTGTTCCTTGCAAGCTTAGTTCTGCCATGAACGATTCTTCTCTTTCTCCATGGAAGCATTCATGGAAACATTCAATTACTAATCGCTATGGCGATCCAAGCTTTGACATTGAAGTGACAAGCTACAAAACAACTATATACGAAGTTGTCGAGGACTTTGCATGTTATTTGATGGGCTGTGGTTATTCGCGATCTCTCATCGTCGATGCCTTCAATGCACAAGCAGAAGAGTTTGCAGATTTGCTGAAAAATGTTGACGAACAGACGGACGCTGATTAATGCCTGCCATGAAGCATTCTGGAGTTTTCCTGACGATACGCTTAGCAGCGACCGTCGTATTGCTGCTGTTCTCTACGCTATTGCTGAACATCCTCTGGCTGACCGCACTTTCCTTTATCAAACTGCACGAACTATCCTCATGCCTGATATTGCAATGTGTAAAGGCAACGAATGTCCTGTCAAAGAAGATTGCTGGCGTTACATGGCGCCCTCTGATCGCTTCCAAAGTTATTTTGCAACGCCGCCTTATACGGAAGAAGGCTGCGAGTATTTCTGGGACATGAACGAGAAATAGTGCCCTGTTACGATCTATGTCTCGACGCCCTTTCGATGCCTTCTCTGCCCCGCTACGAGCCCAATCGGATTCAGCTCAACGGCAAACGGAATTACGTTTTGAACGGTTTTCCAAATGCCCCAGAAGGCATTGTTTTGCCCTCTGTGACGACTATTGCGAGCGCGTGTTCGCCGCCTGGCAAGATTGCAGCGCTCATGAACTGGCGCAGGAAAGTAGGCAATGAGGAAGCCAATCGTCGTACACGCTCTGCCGTAGAACGTGGAAATTGGCTTCATGGAGTGCTGGAAGATTTTTGGAACGGCGAGGACATCAACTGTCATCTCGATTCCCATCCATCGTTCGTTCCTTATTTCGACAGCATTGCTAGCTTCCTGACTGGTGTAGCCAGTCCTCTGTTGGTGGAAAGTGCCATCGCTTGGTATTGTCCCTCCACTGAAACTGGCTACTCAGGCACCTTCGATATGCTTGCTACTATGGGCAATGGCAACATCGCCTTGCTTGATTGGAAGACGAGCTACAAACAAAAGCCTGATACGCAGCTAGGCGACTACCGCATGCAGCTCGGAGCCTATTCCCAAGCCATTGAGCAGATGTATGGCATCGAAATCAACGAGGCACATTGCGCCATCGCCATTTACGACCCCGATACGGGCGAAGGGCAGGAAGCGCAAATCGTGAGTCTTGACGGCACTGACCTTGCTATGCAGGCAGGCATCATGGCTCAGAAAACGCAGCAGTACTTTCTTGAGCACTATCCAGGTGGACGCCCCTTAACTATTTCTATGGATCGTGGAGCTTGACTCCTCGTCCATACCGGCTATGCTTCTAGAGCCCCTCCAGGGCCGACCACTCTCCTTCTGAGGAACACTAAATGCCCTCTGGCAATCTTCCCGTTTTCAGCGGCACTGTCGATCTCACCCCCGACATTTTGAATGCAGCCAAAAAGGCTGGTCCCAATGCACAAGGAAACTACAGCTTCCGCGTGGCACTGTGGAACAACGACAAGCGTGATAAGGACACTGCTCCTCATTTCAAAGGGCAAGTGACTGTCAACAAGATGGAAAATAGCCCTAAGGCTTATTCTTCCTTCTGGCAAAACGGCGAAGCCGTTAGCGCCTCCCCTTCATCCAGCGACGACCTTTTCTGACAATGAAGCACTCCCGAGATTCCAAGGACTGGGCTATCTACCTTCTGGCAGTAGGCATAGCTCTTGGAATTACTTTCGGGCTGGCTTGTTTAGGGGCATGGGCGGTTCAGGCAATCTGGCCGTCCGTGCCCTTTTGGCCTGCCACGATTTTAGTTTGGCTAGCCCTGAGTCTGTTCAATCGCTCTTCAAACAGTGCTTCTTAACGACAAGCAAATTAGCATCCTTGCTGAAAACGACATCATCTTTCCTTTCGTTGGAGAGAAGCGTCGCGAGCTAGACAATGGTACGAAGGCATTGTCTTATGGCCTGTCTCATGCTGGATATGACCTGCGCCTTTCCCCGGAAGGTTTTATGGTTATCGACAACAGCGTCAGCAAGGACTTGCCTCTTGACGTGAAAAGCTTCGACACGGAGCTAATGGAAGAGCAAAAGCCTCGTCAAGAAAACGGCAGCACGTTTTTCGTGCTTCCGCCTTTTTCCTACGCGCTTGGCGTTAGCCTTGAACGCATCTCGATGCCTAACAATGTGATGGGCATCACAGACGGGAAGTCAACGTATGCACGTCAAGGGACCATCATTAACGTTACGCCAATTGAGCCTGGCTGGTCTGGCTATCTCACTATTTGTATTGTCAATCCCCTGGCTTTTCCAAGCCGCATCTATGCCAATGAAGGGATAGTGCAAATTATGTTTATAAAGCTCGATGGTGATGTTGCTAGCGCCTATGGCAATGGCAAATACCAAGACCAAGGAGCTAAAGTGGCTTTTGCTGCCGTGTAGCTTGTGAGCGCTCTCGAAGATCAGTTTCTCGGGCTTTGGCAAGCTCACTATCCCGACCTCCCATTGATCCGGGAATTTAGCGATGTAGAAGCTTGGGAAGCTGATTTTCAAGAGCGCTATGCAAAAAGCAAGCGTTCAAAGCGTTACAGAGCAGATTTTGCACATCTTCCTTCTCGCTCTCTCATTGAAATACAAGGCGGCACTTTTAATCGTGGTCGTCATGTTACTGGCTCTGGCTATGAGCGAGACGCCAGGAAATTCAACCTAGCAATGCTATGTGGCTGGAAAGTATTTTTGCTTACTTCCCAAACGGCCAAAGAAATCGCCTGGCTTGAGAAGATTGCTGCTGTTCTGAGAATGCCTTAATGGCTTCACCGGCTTCTCCAAGTAAGGCGTCTGCTGCTTCAAGATCCATTTGTTGAATCTGCATTGCTTGACGCAGTTCAAGATTTTCCTTGACAAGCGAAGCAGTGGCATCTTGCATGTTACTCCAGCCCTGCATCATGTTCCATGCCACTTCCTTTACCTTCTCAATATCGTTACATTCGTCTAAAGCCTTTTTATTTGCAATCAGGGCAAAGTCCCTTTCCATGCTCCGTTCAAAAGGCCCCATGGCAGTAATGTAGTCACGTCCGTTGTAGCTTAATGCTACTGGAATGGAAAACATTCTTGACATAGGGCTCCCGTCGTTTGCTTTAGCCTAGCGATGCAGCGAAATGGCAGGCAGTTTGTTTACGCAGTGGACGATGGAAGGAAAGCCGAAAAGCTTGGTACGGCTTCCTTCAGAGCCCTCCCGAAAACGCCAGTGTCCCACACTTGGGAAGTTGGGCAAACCGTCGTGTACGTACAATGCACTGCTGCTGGCTGGATGCCCACGAGCCTCTTGGGCACCATTGCCGCCATCGTGAAAGACGGAAGACAAAGCAAAGCCCGCATCGTTTGGCACGCTGAAACGAAGGTGGCACCTATCATTGGCTTCCAGAGGCTTCGCCCTTTCCTCTTGATTCATGACTTTATCTCCAACTCACGACGACCCTCTTAAGATTATCAGCAAAGGCATTGCTGAAATCCTTGTCGCCTTTGGCTTGATTTGCCTGCGCTCGTGGCTTTTAAGCATTTGCGTGGCATGGATCGTTCCAGGATTTATGCTTGGCTTTTGGCAGTGGGTGTTAATTGCTATTACTATTCGCATGCTGATTTGGCCCACTAATTACAACAAAAAATGACATCTTCTCCGCTTCAAACCATTGATCCCCTCTGTGACGGTATTAGCTTTGTCCGGCTCATTGATTGGATGGGAACTTCGCTTGACATCGTTTGTGATGCGCGGCAAAGTTTCGATCAAGCCTCTTTTCAATGGACTGATCAAGATCAAAAGCTTCTTAATTATTTGGTGAAGCATCAGCACACTAGCCCCTTTAGGGGCGCTGTCACAAAATGGCAAGTAAAAGCTCCGCTATTTATTGCTCGTCAATGGTGGAAGCATGTCATTGGTGGGACGTATGCCAATGATCAACTTGGCTGGAACGAAAAAAGCTTCCGCTATTGCGAGGCAGACGACGAGACGTACTACATGCCTCGTGAGTTCAGGCAGCAAAGCGTCAGCAACAAGCAAGCCTCTGCCGGCCCTCTAGAGCCTTCTATGAACCAAATGGCGATGATCGAATACGCCAAGGCGCTAGAGCAGGCCAAGCAGGCTTACAGGGCTCTTCTGACGCTAGGCGTGAGCAAGGAGCAGGCCCGTGGCATCATGCCAATGTCAACGTACACAAGCTTTACGTGGACCTGTAGCTTGCAAGCCCTGCTGCATTTCCTTTCATTGCGCGACAAGCCCGATGCCCAAGGTGAAATTCAATGCTACGCTCAAGCCTTGAGCACTCTTGCTCGCCCTCTCTTTAAAGAAGTGTTTCAAACATTCGAGGAAAATGGCAATGCCTTTTGAGCAATCCCCTGAAGCTTTTCATCCAGTGGAACGTCCCATTCACTACGCCAGTGGTGGCCTAGAAGCCATTGAGGCAATGGAAGCAAGCATGACGCCCGAAGCGTTTCGCGGTTTTCTCAAAGGCAATATTCTGAAATACGTTTGGCGCTACGAAAAGAAGAATGGTCTTGAAGATCTTGAAAAGGCAAAGTGGTATCTTGGGCAGCTCATCTTTGCTCTAGAAACAGACCAGGAAAGCGAAGCTCTTGCCGCCATCGAAAACAATGCTAACAATGGCTGTAAGGATGGTTTCTGTCCAATGCCAGGCGCGCGTTATGATTTATTCGCGCCAGTAGATAAAGCCTAAGCTGCTTGCCATTCCGTATAACAAAAGCCCCCAGAAATGGGGGCTTCTTCTTTTGACGGTGGAATGTAATAATCGCGCTCCTCTGCAAATGCTTCAATATCCTGTAATGAAGTGTGGGCGCTGACGAAGCTATTGTGATGCACCCACGCCAGCAAGAGTTCTTCTCGCTTCTCAGTCCAGAAGCGCTGTGGACGCCACCACTCAAAAATTGGATCTGCACCCTTTAATAGATTGCAGGACTGGCAACTGGGTACAAGGTTAAACCTAGAAAAATGAGGCCCCCCTTTGCTTTTCGGCACGATGTGATCAATGGTTAGCTTCTGATCCCATCGCCCACAATATGCACAAGCGCATTGCCCAAGCGGTCCACGTAACGGATAGTCTTCAAAAATACTCTTGCGAAATCTGCGTCTTGCGTCTCCGGGGCGAAGCTCAATGAGGGAATACAATAGCTCATCGGGACCATTCGCTCTATGCATGGTGCTATTAAATTTTCCTGCAAACAATCTAACCGGCGGTAAGCAAATAATGCGCCTTTGCTAATATAAAAATTGCGGGACTCTCCATGGAACCATTCAAAGAAGGCATGGCCAATTTTGTGGCCACAATCACGGCTGGCATGCTTCTTTCCACGGGGGCAATGCTAATCACTGTCGGCAATCAACAAGCAAGAGTGGCAGTACAAATTGAAAGTGTCACTGAAAAGCTTAGTGCTCTAACGGACAAAATGAGCGATATTGAAACACGAGTGCGCAGCCTTGAGATTAAACGCTAGGCTTTAAGAAACTCTCTTAGAGGACTAGCCATGTCTGGTGCAGAATGGTTCGTTATTGGTGGCATCATCATTGCCGCTGCTGACCAAATTCTTGATCGTTCACCTTGGAAAAGCAATAACGTGCTGCAACTGCTTCTCGAAGGCTTGAAAACTGTTTTTCGCGTGAAGGACTGAAGCCATGACGGCTTCCAATAGGGCATTCTGGGACGAATGCTTTAATCTCGCCCGCAGGCATGGAGCACGCTTCCCAGAATTAGCAGCGGCGCAATGCTGCCTAGAAAGTAGTTTCGGCAAGCATTTTTCTGGCACCTGGAATGCATTAGGGCTTAAAGGTGATGGCACTAGGACCACTACGCAAGAGTGGTACGACGGTCAATGGGTGACAATTAAAGCAGGTTTCCTTGACTTTCCAAGTCTTTCTGCTTGCATTGAATATCTCATCACGCGATGGTATAAAGACTATCGTCAATTCAAGGGCGTTAACAATGCGCCAAATCGTTATGCGGCAGCACGTATGCTCAAGGAGCAATCGTATGCCACTGATCCAGAATATCCTGCAAAGCTTTCAAGGCTTATGAAGGAGTACGCCCCAGAAACCACACAATTTACAATGATTGGCCCTAAAAAACGTCCTCAAGACTTTGGCTTTAAAGCTGGCGATTCGCATTTAATTGTGAACGATGCAGTGGAAACTATGAAAGCTTTTTCTTACGAAGGAAAGCTTTTGTGGGAAATTCCTTGTCTTGCTCGTGGACAATATAGTGATTTTGAATGGCGCATTCAAAACAGTGACACTCCGCCAGGTATCTACCTTTTTGGAGAAGTGTACAAAGACTATGAGCGTGTGGGTGATAAACCTGCATATGATCGCACTTTAATGGCGTATGGCTGGTACACCTTTGACATGATTGACTTGGAGGGTCAGGAACGAAACAACGGCAGAGCCGGTATCGCGTGTCATGGAGGTGGCAGCGCTAATGGCTGGCCAGGTGCATGGGCACCTAATCAGCCGCTAGTGCCTTCCCATGGATGTCTCCGCCTAAAAAATATTGACCTTCGCGATAAAGTTCTTCCGCTTTACAAGAAAGGCAAAATCTTTTGTTCGGTTTTTCAGGAAGGATGACTCGCGAAAGTTGGTTAAATGCTCTTTGTTATGAAGCAGGACTTTGGGCCGTCTCGCGATGGCCCTCTCTTGCTTTTAATCCATGGTTCAAACTGCTCATGGCGCATTGTCGTCAAGACTGGGCAGAATGGAAAACCAAAATCGTAATGGAGAAAGTAGACGAGCAGGCAGCAGTATTGGTAAAACAATGGGAAAAAGAAGAAAAAGAAACAAAAGCAAATGCCTTAGCGGAGAAAGCTCGCTCTCTCTATCCCGAAGCGAAGGTGACGCCTCTTCCCGATGCCATCGTTCCGTCTGTTCTCATTGAAACAGCCCCACCAGCGGACGCTAGCGAGGCTGTAAAGGCGCTAGGAGGAGAACTGAGGATTACGTATCGGCTCGATGCCAAGCAAGAAGCGCCCTAAGGCGCTTCCATTTAGCCAGCTCCTTCTCGTGGTAGCCTTCCCACTCGCTAATAGCTTCGCTTAGCCCCTTGATGGCAACAGCCGGATCATCGTCCGTGAGAAGCTCTTGAAGACCTTCAGAAATGTGATCCACTTGCTGCTTGTACCACTGATCCTTAAATCCGTCCATGGAGGAAAGACAAGAGCCCTTAGCTTAACTGGTCAAACCACTTCCACCCAGCCAATCATGCCTAAAGCTTTAGCGTTCACGTCAGTGTCCACGGTAAGAATCAACGTGTCGCTAACGCCAGAGGCGTTTTGCCCCAGCGCTAAGCGAATGGCTTCCGCCACTGCATAGTTATTAGCACTGCCCTGACTGACAAAACCAGAATCAATCACAGTGCCCCCCGTAGCAGTGCCGCTTGTCGTCACTTCTACATTGCCCCTACCATTGTTGGCAGCAGTCCACGTTACGCCAGAAAGCGTAGGATTCAATCGTAGTCGCCACAACACTACGTCACTAGAAGCAGTGGTAGTAGAAATCCTCACGGGAAGAATGACATTACCAGTACGACCACTGGCCATACGAATGCCGGCAGTAATGCGTTCTCCAGAAGTGTTGGGTACTGTTAAAAGACTATGCGACACTGAATAAATGGCACCATCTGGCTCGTAGCCGCCTTCACTCAGTAAGCTGCAACACACATGCTTCATTGTTGCCGAAGATGCTTGAGCAGAAGCATTATGAATGCGATAGGACAATGGCAAAATAGCCGTTGTCATATAAACACTATCCAATGCATTGAAATGCTCAAATTCGTGGCAATAAACTATTTCCCCATCAACAACAAAACCACACCTAACGCGCCCCACTCCCAGCCATTCCAAATCGGCAGTAAAGATTTGCGCCTTGGCAAAGTTAAAAGAATCAAGCGTATCAATATTCCAATCGCTTTGATTCACTACGTCTTCATTAATAGTGCCAGATGCATAACTTCTGACAACGAATTGCACAGTGGTGCCACTAGCGCGTAGCATCACGCCATTCTGATCATTGAAAATTCCCACTTCCTGAATGAGACCAGAGGCAAGCGGAGCGCCTACAAAGCTTTGCAAAAGCATCATGCTTTTGCCCGCCTGATACGGGAAATTCTGCTTAGTACGACGAAGAACCGTGTCTCCCGACGCAGTGGTGGTGCTCATTGCCACACTGCTTTGATGCGTCAGGAATGTAGAAGTGCCACTACCAACAATGCTGTCAAACCATTGATCAGGACGTTTGTCATAGCGCATTGTGCTATCAAAAAGCGTATAAGGAGCGCTCGTCCGCTGCCTGCCAAATGCATCTACAGCTCCACTATCAGGGCCTTTTTGTAAAATCTTTCCACGATAATCTGCTTCAATATGAGTTTCAAACTGTTCACCACCTGCAATAATTTGTCCCATGACAATTCTGTCTTTCTTGTATTGTAGGAGCAAAAAGAAAGGGCCTTTCGGCCCCGTTCTTTATTTACCTTGTCCGCGCATTTTCTTGCGGCCATGACTTGGTTTACTGTTTTTACCTTGCCCCTGAGCAGATTTTTTTGGTTTGCCAGGCGTAAACAGCTTTTGCCCGCTGATGCCGATTTTGCTTTTTGCCGCCATGGAAAGACGATGAAAACAAAAGCTTAGCTATTCCAGGGCAGGCCGGTGCCAGTAGTAGGAGTGCGCTGCTGGGAAATCTGATCGGCCAAGGCCGCTTCGATTTCTACTACTTTCTCAGCACCAAATTTTTCCTTCACCCAACCAGTGACGATTTCAGGCGTGAGCTGGGCATAAGGAATTTCATCGTCCTCATCGGGCGCTTCAAGGCCAAGACTGCCATAGGCCGAGCTTGCATACGTGCCATCGTCGGCAGAAATTGTATAGTGAACCGTGTAGACGATTCCATCAGCAAGGTGGCGTTCCAGATTTGCAACGCCCCATTGGTAAGTGATTGCCATGGTTAAAAAGAATGGTCTTTGTTAGTTTAGACGATGCAAAAGCAGATCAAGGTGCGAAAATTACGGGCGCCTTACAGGATGGAAAGCCGGCCAGAGGGGTCAAGACCAATAGTTAAATATTCTGTTGCGTCCTGAGCAATATTACGACAGGCTTTCTTGAATTCAGACGTTTCTTTTTGTGGATACTTGGCTTCATACTGCATTGTTTCTGGGTTCAAAACATTACATTCTGGATCTCCAAGATAAAAGCAGTTAATAGCTTGTCGCGCTTCTTTCTGTTGCTCAATGCTCAAAGAGAAAGTAACGGGAACTTTGAATGTTGCAATTAAGTTCATCTTGTATTCAGACATAGAAAAGAAGGTGACTACTAAGTTTCAAGCTCCTCAGCGATGGCGAGGAGGTCATCGGCATCACACTTCCACACGTCATGGTTGTGGTGTTGCTGAGTGTGGGCAACAGCAGCTCGCAGGGCAGCGGCAAGTTCACGTCCTAGAATCACAGACATTACCGGAAACCCCAGCTCTACAGCATCTTTGCCAAACTTGGCTTCCAATAACGCATTTAGCACTGCTTGTGCTGCAGGGGAAAGTTTAGACATAGAAGTGGAAGCGCCTACTCGTTGTTGGGAAGTTGTTCAAGGGCGCGGCGGATGTAATCGGCAGGCTCCGTTGTGTCCATCGAGTGAGCTGCACCATCGAGCAGGTGCGAGAGCGCCAGGAGCGCCTGCTTCTTCAAGCTCGGCGGCTTGGAGCGGCGGGCGGCGCGGAGTGCATTGATGTAGTTGGTCGGCGTCTCGTCCGCCATCCATTCACAGCACGCCTTCAGCTCCTGATCTGCGCCCCATTGGGCGGCGCGGGTGGCGATGCGGCTGATCACATTTGGGCCGCCTTCGTCAGTATCAATCCACTCGCCAATCAGCTCATCTGACGGGGTGATGGGATGTTGTTGTGTCATGGGTGATTAGTGGTAATGACTACTCGATTACAGGGAGAGGTTTACCAAGCGACTCCAGCCAGCACAACTGGCACCAGCGGCCTTCGTGACCTGGGATAGTGCTTTCGATTGTGTAGCTATGAATTCCGTGCTTCGGACAATCAATCTTTGGCAACTGTCGCCCGATTGCCAACGTGGGGTAATCTTGTTCGGTCATGGTCTCTAGGGAACTGTGGCTAGGGGCAGGAGGTGCAAACTCGCTGCCCCACCACTATAAGAGCAGACCAAGCCCAACTATCCGGAAATTCCAGATAGTTCAACTTGTAAGGGCTGGTTACAAATTCGCCAGCCCTCGCAGTGAGTAGGGTTACTGGCTCTAGCAAGCCATCAACACGCAGGGCACGCAGTAGCTGCCATCGTCGTAGGTGCAGGTGACGTGAGTTGAAATCACCTTGGCGATGGTTTTGCTGCGGATGATGTCGTCGTCTTGGGGCTTGGCAGTGCCATCACCAGCCGACATCAGCAGGTCACCACGTTGAACCGTGACACCTTCGGCAATGCGGATGATGAAGTCACCCGTCATCGCACAGTAGAAGTCGTCGGTGTAGGTGTCGTCGTCATCGTCCCAGGCTTGGAACACTCCCGACACATTCGGATCACCTTCAATATCGCTCACCTGCATGCGGTTGAGCTGTTCGTTGTCTTCATCGCCCCATTCGCACATCTCGTCGATGTTGCTTAGAACGGTGCCGCGCAGGATTTCGGTGCGTTCTGCGCCACCAGGAAGCTGGGACCAGCGGGAGAGGTGAGCACCGTTGTAGCTAACGGTGGTGCCGGAGACGGAAATAGTGCCTTCTTCTGTACCGTCTTGGCGCAGAGAAACTATGGTGCCATCACTTGCCCTTCTGTTGAAGAAGGCCGATGGTCCTCCATTTCTTGTAACAGACAAATATGCACCATTACTGTTTCCTATGGTGCAGCCATCAATGTTGTTTTGAGCTGGATCTGTATCTGTATTGTTCAAAAAACACGCACCGGCATTATTAATCCTCATCCGCTCCGTCGGGCCGCTCGCTCCGTCGGCGGTAGTGGAGAACACTAGGCGGCCTGGATAGTCACTAGTCCCAGCAGTACCATCCGTCGAACAAGTAATACTTGCAAAGGTATTTCCTGCTGCTTGATCTGTAAAACGCAGCTCGCCTAAAGTAACATCAGGCGAAATAGTTCCGCCTGAATTATACGCAATTGCCATAGAGGCATAATTACCTCCAGACACGTTTCCTTGGACAACAAAACGTGATGCACTAGAGCTAGAAGACGTGCCAACTAACAACCTGCCGGAGCTGTCGATGCGGGCGCGTTCGGTGTAACCACCTCCACTGGAATTAACTTGAGCGAAGGCAAGTGGATTATATCCACCTCCAGAAGGACCTGTTGTTAGTATCCTTGCGTCTCCAGAGACATCGAGCACCACAGTGCTTGCAGAAGCTGTGCCAAATGTTCCAGTTGCACAAATAGCCCCGTTCACTTGAAGAGCGTGCCCAGGACTCGTAACGCCAATCCCTACGTTACCTGCCGAGGTAACATGTAATCGTGTATTTGCGGCCCCATTCGTGTAAATACCAAAAGATCCCGCGTAATCTGTTCCTATAGCTGCGTTTTGAGTGGCGGAGCCGCCATCAACATTCAAATGGCGGGTACCATCGCCGATGCGGATTCTGGGTGTCGTAGCATCCTCAATAGTTAACTTAAAACCAGGGCTACTAGTCCCCAGACCTAAGCGGCCACTGGAATCAATGCGCATCCGTTCTGACGCATCTGTGTAAAATTGCACAACACGATTGGTGCCATCAAGGCGCAATGCAGAACGCACATCACCTAAAGCGCCAGCTTTATAGGAGTAGATAAAAGAGTCAGAATTTAACGAAAAATCACTAGATGAATTGATTCCTCCCGCAACATCCAGTTGTGCTGCAGGGCTGCTAGTCCCCAGGCCCACTTTCCCATCAGAGGCAACAAACAACCGCGCAGTGCCATTAGTCGAGATGGCTAGTTGATCTGCGCCAGGAGAATACAGTCCAGTATTTGCGTCTCCGCTTATAAAAAGCGATGGAGATCCAGCACTGCCTGCGATAATTCCCAATGCGCCAGTCATTGTATCGCCAGTGACGTTTACAAATTCACCAGCTTCACTGCGCCATGCGGCACCATCCCAAATCTTAAATACGTAAGTGCCACCACTGGTATCAAGCCATTGCTCCCCCAAGGAATTACCGGCAGTGCCACCACTTGCCGGTACGGCATTAGGAGCACCGCTACCCACATGCACAGGCCCCACTTTTACCAAGCTTCCATTGCTGTCCTTAAAGAACATGCCAGGACTGCCACTTGCATAGTTAATGGCCACTTGACCATCAACCATAGAAGCAGGATTAGGACGCTTATTAAGCGTCGATGAACGCAGATGCTGAAGAACACCAGCCATGATTAAAGCCTTTCGGAATTACAGAAGACTAATAAGTCTTTCGCAATTCTAAAAGGCTTTATTTGTCATTGATTAGAAAGTTCCTTCATCAATGGTGGCGTCAATGGTGCCAGCGGAAAAATTGCCGCTACTATCACGAGCAACAATTGCACTTGTAGTATTTGAGCTAGTGGCAGTGGTGGCGCTGTTGCTGACTTTTCCTGCCGTCGAAATAGTTGATAACTTGGTGTCAGCAATGCTGCCAGCAAGCATTGTATTGGTAACGGTGCCGGTATCTCCAGTGGTAATGACAGTGCCAGTAGTATCTGGTAATGTCACCACTTTGTCGGAGGTGGCATCAGCAGCAGTGAGTTGAATTTCAAAAGCGTTATCAGTGGCACCTTCAAACAGCAGCGTGCCAGTGTTGCCAATAACCACTTCACCAGTGATTGTGCCGCCAGCTTTAGGAAGAGCAGCATTGGCAAGGTCATAAGCACTCTTCACTGCAGTGGCAGTAGCAGCAAGAGAAGAACTAGTTGTGCTCGTGCTATCAGTGAGCTGAACGCTTCCCCTTACGCTTGTTGATGCATCGGGGATAGAAATAACGGGAGTGGTTGAGCCGCTAACAACAGTGAGTGGAGAATTAACGCTCACTGACAACACAGTACCACTGGCAGGAGTGGCCCAATGAACGCCTGGTCCAAAGGCTGAATTAGCCGTCAATACTTGCCCGTTGGTACCAATGGCCTGCTTGACTAACGTGGTACCACTTGCAACAAGAATGTCGCCTTTTGTATAAGTGCCAGTACCAGTACCACCGTAAGCAACAGCTAAAATACCACTCGCAACATTACTAGCATTGCGACATTCAGTGCTAACTTCTTCTAATGCAGCTTGAACATTGGTGCTGCTTATATTGGCAGCAGGCGTGAAAGCAACGTTAACTGCAGCTTGTGCCGTGTAAGTGGAGCTAACGTCCACTTCAGTCCATGCCGTGCCATTGCAAAGCAGAATATCAGGCGGTTGCAAAGCAGTGGCAGGAGCAGGAGCCACGCCAGTGCCGCCGCTTTCCACCACCACGTAGTAACGATTAAACGTAGCAGAGGGAGTGGGAAGTGGCTGTCCAATTGAGAGACCAACAGCGGCGCCATCGCTACTTGTACTAGCAATAATATTGCCACTTGCATTGTAAGTGCCACCAAAAATAATCTCACCAACTGAAATACCAACTGGATTCCAAACGTTTCCATCCCACAGATAGAGATCTTTCTCTAATGGATTGAAGAAGAATTGTCCAATAAAATCTGCAGACGGCAATGCTTCGCCAAATTGACTAACGCTGTAGTTCGCCAAATTAGATGCCCGAACTGCATCTTCTCCAATGAAGCCGCTACCAAACGTTCCAGTGGTAATCTTCGATGCGGGCAGCCCTGGAATGTCGTCGGCTACTAAAGCAGTTTCCCCTGCGCTGATGTGTCCTTCTTCATCAACAGTGACTTTGTAATAAATGCCAGAGGCTACGCTATTGGCATGGTTGAAGATGCCACTGACGGTGACTAAACCAGTACCAGCTTGAGCTACGCCAAGAGCGCTAGTTGTTGCCTTTGGAAGATCGCTTGCAGAAATGGCGCGGAATGTAGGCGCAGCATCACTGTTTCCACTTGCAGGGCCAGCAAAGAACCGAGAAGCTACTTGCGTGTTCAGAGAGGGAACAATGGAAGCGCTGAACGAATCAGGGTAGGACGTAGTAAAGCTATAAACAGTATCTCCAGAAACAACAGTTGTTACAAGACCTGTTTGGCGCTGCCATACACTACCGGTCCAAGTGTATTCATAGCCGTCGCTGGTATTGAACCATTGTTGACCAATGAATGATCCATTGCCAATTGGTGAAGAACCAGCTACTACTGCAGCAGAATTATCCGCTAACTTAACGGCTGTTACGCCACTATTTGTAATTTTTGCAGTGGTGATAGCGCTATCGAGAATCTTGGCAGTTGTTACGGCATCATTGGCAATGGTGGCAGCGAAGGCTCCAGTGCCTGTACCAGTGACATCTCCAGAAAGTGTGATTGTTTGATCGCCAGTATTAGTACCAGTGGAAGTGCCAGAAAAGCTTCCGTTCTGCGTAGCAAGAGTACCAAGACCAAGCGTTGTGCGAATATCGGCAATCGTTGCATCGTCAAGAATCGAACGTGCCGCTGAAGTGCAGGCAATTTCTTCTACAGTGCCGCCGCTGGCAGATGAACGTCCAAGAATGACATCGCTTGTTGTAGTGGCTTGAATCTTTGCATAAGACACTGCATTGTTGGCAAGCTTCGCCGTGGTGACGCCGCTATCAACAATTTTTGCAGTGCTTACGGAATCACTGGCTAGTTTCGCCTGTGTAACATTTGCATCAACAATCTTGTCAGTTGTAACGCCACTATTGGCAATCTTTGCAGTGGTAATTGCAGAATCAGCAATATTGGCAGTGACAATGGAAGAAGAATCATAGTCTCCGCTGCCAACTGTATTTTTTACAGCTAACGAGCCAAGTCCAAGAGTGGTGCGCTGAGCGCTTGCATCTGCATCGTCAAGAATGGCGCGACCAGCAGCAGTGATCGTCGAAGTTGCGTAAGTGTCAGAAGCAGTGGTGTAAATGATTTGACCAGATGCCGTGGTCAGTCCTGCAATTGATGCCAGTGCAGCGTCATACGCTTGCACGTCAGCGCCAATGGCAAGGCCAAGATTTGTGCGTGCCCCAGAGGCGGTAGAAGCTCCAGTGCCGCCATCTGCAACGGCAAGGTCAGTAATGCCACTAATAACGCCACCATTGATCGTCGCATAAGTGATCGTGCCACTACTGAGCACTGCTGTGCCGCCTGTAATGTCTACGCCAGAAGCAGCTTGAACAGCGATGGAGCCAAGGCCAAGCGTGGTGCGCTGAGCAGCAGCATCCGCATCATCAAGCAACGCCCTGCCTGCCTCTGTAAGCGTGATGGCTTCTATATTGCCACTACCAGCACTGGCCCTGCCAAGCAGCACGCCAGATGCCACTTGCTGGATTTTGGCAAACGTAACTGCATTGTCTGCAATGTCGGCAGTGACAATTGACCCACTTGCATAGCTTCCCGATGGGATGGAAGAAGCAGTGATGACCGTGCCAGTTAAATCTCCCGATGCAAGAGAAAGCTTGCCAATGGTAACTGAACCAGATGCAAGCTTGTCAGTGGTAACGCCACTATCAACAAGATTAATTGTTGCCACTGCGCTAGCAGCAAGCTTTGCCTGGGTGACGCCAGAATCAATGATATTGACGGTCGCCACTGCATTTGCAGCAAGTTTCGCCTGTGTAATACCACTTGCAACTAGCTGAGCAGTGTCAACGCTTCCGCTGGCCATCTTGGCCAATGTCACCGCACTATTGACAATGTTGATGGTATCAATAGATCCGCTAGCTAGCTTGACTTGCGTAATGCCACTATCTACAATGTTGACAGCGGCCACTGCATTAGCAGCAAGCTTTGCCTGTGTCACTCCGCTATCAACAATATTGACAGTAAGGACAGAATCGGCAGCAAGCTTGCCTTGAACAACGCCACTGGCGGCCAATTGAACAGCACCAACTGCTCCGCTTGCAATCTTTGCCGTGGTAACGTTTGCATCAGCAATCTTTGCAGTGGTCACTGCATCATTGTTGATTTTGCCAGTGGTAATAGCAAGATCTTCAATGAGGGAAGTACTAATCGTATTGCCAGTGGCGACAGCGCCGAGAGAAAGCGTTGAACGTGCCGTTGCTGCGTCTGCATCGTCCAACAGAGAACGAGCAAATGAAGTGCAAGTGATTTCTTCGATATTTCCCGCGCCTGCACTGCTTCTTCCTAAAAGTCGATCAGTGGCACTTACTTGTTGAATCTTGTCGTAAGTGAGAACGTTCGTTCCAATGGCGGCAGCACCAAGTTTTGCTACGCTTGCCTGGTTGATCTTAGAAATATCCAGCGTCGAAGCATCTGCAAGATTAAAGCCTGCTTGAATCAGGCTCTTCACTTGTACTTTCTTTGTCTGACTAGCACTTACATCTGCAATAGGCAGCACGTCATTAGACGATACGCCTCCCTGAGGAAGTTCTACAAGCTCCGTAATTCTTTGATCAGCCATTGCAGGAAGGTGCGGGTCTCAATACAGTCTAGTCTTAAACGATATTAGCTATTATCAGTCGGTGATTTCCTTAAGCAGATAATCAAGACCCTGCTCAAGATAAATGGCGTCATTATCTTCCTTGAGGATATATTCTGGTGGCACTCCCACGCGAAGCTTGAATTCGCCAGTAGTAACAAAATCAATTGAACATGCAACTAAAGCATCGGAAGTGACTGTCACTCCCGCTCTCGTCACCACTGCTTCAATGTCATAGTAAACTTCCTCCCTGAAAGAAGCAGATTGATCAATGGAAGAGAGAGAAAGGAGCGCCTTAAAATTGCTGCCAACGTCTAATCGGTTGATCACTTGCAGCAGGAATAGCGGCACATCTTCATTGCCTGTCGTTTCGTAACTAAACAAGCATTCAATGCTTCCATTGCCACTAAGTAGTCCAGCCGAATATTGCTGCTTAAATCTGTCAGACAGGCTAGTCGTCTCCATCGCTGCCCTGTCCGTATTAATTTCAAAAGAAGTGACAGAGCCAAGTGTGTTATATCTGGTATCCCTCACTCCCACTGTTATTTCAATGGGCTCTCCATAAAAGGCAGCAAGTTCATATTCATCTGCCCTTTCATTGTTAATTGCATCATTGAAATTCTCGAATAAGCGTACGCCGCCCACTCTGTTGATATTCGCATATGCACGGGCGTTATTAGAGAAAATATAATCGCCTAGCCTGAACTCATCATATCCCTCAGGCGGCAAATCTGAACTAGTCGTAATATTGTCATCATCCCAGCCAGCAAGTCCGGCCGTACTTCCTGACGCCCACACCACTTCGCTATAGCCGTCTACTGGCTCTCCTGGAATGCTCCAAAACGATGGAGGAAGAAAAAGAAGACCACGCGGATCCTCCGTCGTAATCTCAAGCAGATCTCCAGTGATTAAATTGTCGTCGCTTCCTTCAAAGCTAAATCTGTTTAAAGTTGTATTAACATCATCGGGAGAAATAATGGCAGTGAAAGTATTTTCACCACCACGCTGTAGCTTGATTGCGCCTGTATGGCCAACAAAAAACGTCATCTCGCTACAGCCTTAATTATTCCATTGTATCTATGCCCAAAATCAGGTGGTGCCAGTGAGCACGACGGAAGTAAGAGGACCATCAACGGTGAAATTAAACGATACCGTCGTCAGTTCGTCAGTGGAGGAAGAAATACTGGCGCTGTTAATAAAAGCATTGCCCGTAAATGTTTGACCAGTGCCCACTTCAAAAGTGAGGGACACGCGATCACTATCAGTGATGGCACCAGTCTTTGCAATGCGCTCCAGAAGGTTGGTTGTGTCTGTTGTATCGCCATTGTAATACGACAGGGAAGCGCTACCAGTGGCACTAAACAAGCCAGGCGTAAAGGTATTAGCAGTATCACCCAGAGAAGTGGTATCCAGCATATTGACGGACGTATCAAGCGTCCAGTTCTTTACCTTGGAAACTTCGCTTCCACCAAGGCGAAGCTTGCCAGTGCGACCAGTGTAAAAAGGCATTGCTCTAAGGCTTTTGTTTTAATACTAGCAAAATTCTAATTGCTTAACCAATGATCTTGAATAGACCTGGATCTTGCCGTGCAATTAATGATCTAGTTTGACCATTAGATTCTTCGCATGGATGTTCTATTGCCTTAATTGTCACTTCTCCTTCTTCGCTCATCTCCACTTCAGTCACGCGAAACACTCGTTTTTGAGTGAGCAATGAGCCCAGCACAAATAGCCATCCCTTGTATTGAGCCAACGCAGGCGCTTGGCCATTAGAAACAGCGATGGAAGTGAGGCGAGCAGTGGTTGACGCACCATCGTAAACTAAAACAGAGAACGTTCCATTAATAGGACTTTCTGAAATAGGAGCATTTAACACCCCTCCCGATTCAATGATGCCACTGCTAATGTTGTCCCAGAGATTTTCGTCTGTTTGCACGTAAATATAGGAACCGGGCTGTACTGGCGCTTCTGTTGGGAAGGTTTGAAACTCCACAGCCCTTCTAACATGCCGCCTTTGCATGCACATCAGCATTCCGTAGTGCAATGCCTGCGTGCGAGACGTGACGAACTGAGACAAGTCAAACGTAGCTCTACGCGCATCGGCATCATTTACATCGGACAGCGATACTACGAGGCTTGTATTCTTAGGGAACACACCGTCTCTCTCAGGAGCGCGATAGATGACAGTGGCCACTAAGTCCTGTGTTGAATCTCCATAGTCCAAAAACTCTTCTTTGTAACTGTCTTCCAGAATATTGCCCTGATTAAATAATGCACTAATCGTCACCACTCTGTTAATACGCCCCGTGTTGTCAGTAGGCAATGCGGGAATCAGCGTATCTCGCCCGCCAATTCGCGCCAGTTCCAACATGCAGTAAGGAGCTGTCTCAGCCCAGAATTCACGCCACGATGTAATATCAGCAATCACGCCATCCATATAGTATCCCATCGTCTTGTTCATTTTCTTGGCAAATGCAAGCTTTTGCAGATCCACCCCATTGATATTTGCGAATTTGCCAATGCCATTCTTGGGATCCAGAAGAGTGTCAAGGAAGATGTCTGAAGCGAAATTGCTAGGGCCATCGGGGCTAGCAGGATAAGCACCAGTGCCTTCATTGATTCTCCTCACACGCTTTCCTTTAAGAACAAATGCGCTCAGTGAACGCAGACTACGCACGCCTTGGCCACTAAAGCAATTAAAACCAATAAGAGTGAGGTCTTGATAAATGGCAGGAAAATTTATGTCATAATTTAAATCTTGTTGCTGTTCAGTTACTGCCGTGATTTCAAACTCGGGACCACTTTCAAATGAAAAAGAAATATTGGCATCAGATGAACATGCCTTAATCACTTCTTTTGCGCCCGTCGATGTATCGCCGTCAGTAATTAACGATGGAGGATAGAGGCACCATTCATCAATAGCGAAAGGGCTTTTATTGCGAGGGGGAAGATTGCTAGTAGCGGGCTGTCTAGTGCTGCCATAGAACTTGACTTTTCCAATGCCACCTGGAATATCAAGCGTAGAAATGTTCTCTACTGTTTGACCGGCAGACAGATAGACAAAAGGAAGCGGTCCATGCTTCCTCATTTCAGAAGGCGTATCAAAGACCGGCTCAAACCTAAAGGCCCAGCGCTTAGATGAATCAGGCGCTTCAAAATACAATGGAAAGAAGAAGTCATTATCAGCAGCTCGCCGTAAGACAAAAATACGTGGCACCAAGGACCAGTTAGAAGAAGTGGCTTCTCTCACGAACATCAAAAAGAAAGCACTGCGATGCTTGAGTCCATTGTCGGACTGCCTATAGTTATTAACCGTCACATCTCCATATTGTTTCTGCCTTCCCTGTATGCGCATGAATACTTTGCCACGAATGGCGAAGTTTACCACTTTACAAGCGGACACTGTTTCATACGAAGCTTCTTGAATTTTTGTCAAGCATTTTGTAATGAGAAAATCATTAAGCCCCTCTGGGCTTGCAAGCGTAGCTTTAATGGCGGCAATTCGCGCGTCTATAGCAGCGATTTGATTCGTAATATCAGCGTTGTATCTATCAATGGCTGGCTGATCAATTTGAATGACGGAAGCAATGCGGCTCTCCACTTCCCGCATTGTATTGCGCACTGCTCTCAAGATTTGCCTTTCTTCGCGAGCGCCTAGTTCTCCTTTGTTCCTTCTGTTGTTAATAATTGGAGCGAAGTCGGTATTATTTACCACCGTAAAACCAGCTACGCTTGAAAAGCTGCTTTGAACATCATTGACAACGCGCTCAAGTTCAGCAAGATAATTGAATAGCTTTTGATCTGCAAATTGATCTTGCTCTACCAAACGCTGCAATCTGTCGCGATTGGCGCGTAAGCTAGCTTTAACAGTGGCAATAGTTGCGCGTTTTGCCGTGATCAGTCTGTCTTTGGTGGTGTTAGATTGATTTGTTTTTCTAATTTCAGTGATCTCCTCTCGAAGCTCCTCAAGTTTATTTTCTTCTGCGCTAATTTGATTCGCTAAATTTACTCCCCTGTCTGAGAATAAATTTTCATTAGTCAGCACAAACTCATCCAACTCTGCCCTATTGGACTTATTAATGCGCTTGTACATGATCATATCATCAAGCAGCGTTTCTAGCTGGTTGTAATATGAATTAAACCTATTGAACGCAGATTGCTGTGCCGCCGTTAAATTTTGTACAGTAATTGTCGGATTGAAAAGCGTGGCTAGTCGCTCTTTTTCCGCTTTTAGAGCAGGAATTTCGGAACTAAGTTCATCTTCCTGTTGTAATGTACTGCGAGTGCTGTAGTCTTCCTCTGGTCCAAAGCCACTTTCGGTGCATTGCAACGTCACGTTCAGAGCGGCATTGTTTAAATCTTCACTCCCGCTCATGCCAACCACTTTAAACTTGGCACTGCCAAGCTTGTAAATGCTGGCACCATCAATGGAAGAAGCAGCGACCAAGCGATCTTCTTCCGCTGCCTTTTCTGCCAAGTCTCCTTTGCCATCAGTTTTTGCAATGCGCAGCTTTACTTGCTGCCCAACGGGAAATGGCGTGCGAGCGCTGCCGTATGTACCCGGCCAATAAATACCCTTATCTTCCATCTCAATACGATTAGGGCTGCCTTTCGGGGAGCCATCGTCCTCCCGCTCAAAAATATTTACATTAATTGGAATGGGGCTAGTAATACCAAATTCAGAGAACGATGATGGGGAAAATGCTTGGCTAAAGCCACTAAACGATTCAGTAGAGACGATGTAGGGGCGATAGGCAAGTTCACCGCCAGCTCTGCCTGTGCGAGATGGATCAGACGTATCGCCTGGTGGATTTAAAAGATTATTGAAAGTGACAGGACCGCCATTGCGGAAATACAGCCAATTACCAGCATTTACAAATTGCCTAAGTGGCACTTGTCCAAAAGCAGTGCGATTAGGAGCAATTTCTGTAATATCAGAGCTGCCAATGGTCGCAAGCATTTGCATGTATTGCTTGCCTCCATAGCTATGCACAGCCGACCATAGCAGCGACGAAGCTACTCTCACTCCACCATCGGGATTGGCATCAATGTCTGTGTAAACCAAATTAACAGGATCGCCATATTGCGCTAAGTCTTGAGCGCTATCGAAGCCGAACCTAGGGCTATATCTACGCTCCCTGCGACCAACGCCTGCTCTTGCTTCTTGAGGAATCTGTGGACGCGGCATCAACAGCGCAGACGCCACTGATGCAAGTGTTCCTACGATGGAAAGAATTAAGGCTACGGTGCCAGTTTCTAAGCCATTGCGAATATCTAAAATGCTGCCATCTTTGATGTCCTTATATTGCTCTTGATAAGCAATGAAACGAAAATAATCTTCTTCTGTAATGCCAAGAGTGTCAATCAAGGCACGTTCGTAAGGAAGAAGGCGTCTCATCACTTAATATCAGGCAGCATTGCAAATAGCTTAATCGCAGAAAGAGATGGTTCGGCCACCCAGAACGACCTTGCTCCTTTTGCAATGATAAGTATCCCCCTATCATAAACTACTCCCACTGCCAACTCACCACTAAGATTCTTCATTATTGCTACATTGCCATCGTTTAATTCTGTAGTCTTCTTTCCGTTGGTCAATAACCATCGCATAATACGAGGCATTGGCAGATTGCCTGCATCATATTGATCATACGCCCATTGAAAATCTTCCTCGTAATCATGAAGCCCTAGTCGTCTTCGTGCTTCACAAACGAGCATAAAGCAATCACTTCTGCCATTGCCATCTGCGGGTCGAGCCCGTCGCTCGTAAGACAGACCAATTAGATCATTGATCATTGCAGGATCAAATCAGAGTTCAATGGGAGAATGCCTGTATTTTGCCTGGATAATTGTTGCCCTGGGAAACCAGCACCCACGCTATCCATTGCGCTCCTGAAGCGTAGTTCAATCGTAGTATCACTAAATGCAGCACCCACACCGACATAGTATTCCACATATTGACTTGTCACTGTATAAGCTGCATAGTTTGTCAAGTCCCCACTATTTGCCATCCATACTGTCTTAAGCTCTAGAGTGCTAAGCCTATTGCCTTCTGCATCTTCTACCATCGCAATAGCAAAAGGAGAATGTGGAAACAAAAGCTGCAAAGCAGGATTATCTCCTCCCAATGCGGCAGTGGACCCCTGTGCTTGAAACGGCGCATGACGATATAGAGGAGAAGCACTACCAGGAATTGCTACGGCAGTAAAATCTTTGCCAAAGAAATAGTTCTGATAGTAGTGCGAGCGTCCATTTGCTGTTTGAATGAAAGCAAAATGCGCCACTCGAATTGTTGGCATCATTGTAATCAGACCCCAGAATAATCAAGCTCGCCAATCAAGCTCACTGTAACAGTGCTTCTTCCATTGAACACACTTTCAACTTGCGGAGGTTGAGCGTATTCCCAGAGAATACTGGCTGGAGCTTGTACAACGCCGCGAAGGCTATCGCTCATGCCAGAAAACGTATCATTGGGCAGAGTAAAACGCGTGTAATTTCCGGCTTGTCCGTAATAATGATCAAGAATGAGCTTGACATTAGCATCAGTGATGTTGGCAAACTCTAGTTCGATGGAATGACCAAATGAACGATTGCCAAAGATGCGCTTTACAGTGGCGCCAGAAAGACCTCGATAAACTTTTGTAGGGAATTGTCCCGGCGCATAAGAGCGCCTAGTCGGTCGGATAGAAGGGAAAACTGCCATTAGCGCATACCAATGCGAGAACGAGTGGAGGGACTTTGTTTGATTTTATCTAAAGTCATTGCCATGCCTTGTTTTGCTCCTCCAGAAATGGAAGCACGACGTGTTTCTGCCATGGCCATTTCTAACTGCTCCCTGCTTACATACTCTACGCCATTGATCTTGGTAGTCTCGAATTTCATATTGAGAGAAGGAGCGGCGGGCATGCCAGGAGCATTGCCTCCCATTAGATCGCGGGCAGACTTGCCGCCAAGCTGCACGGGAATACTTCTGCCATCGGGAAGGGGAACAATGGCCTCGTTGTAACGCCCTTCGCCTACAAGGCCAAGAGTGGGACCAGAGACAGCTCCTCCATTGGCGAATGCACGGAAGGGAATAAAGCCACCACGGGCAATGCCACCATTGGCGAATGCCATACCGGGAGGCAATGCTGATGCTGGAATGTCTACGCCTTGAACAATGGCAGATGCTCCGCCTCCACCTCCAAACATGCCTGCAATATTACTAAATCCACCCAAGAGACCACCGACACTGCTCATGATCATGCCAATGCCGCCAAGAGTGTTAGCAAAACCGCCTTCTTTCGCTTGGTTAATGCCAGCAGCAATGCCCATAATTGAGCCTGCGGCTACACCAATACCTTGTACTGTTGCACCCAGTGCTTTTTGCCAATCAATGTTAGCCTCTTTTGTTTTTTCTGCCGTTTTATTGACAGTTTCGGCGACGCCTTCTGTAGCAGTGTTCAGGTTTTCAGTGGCAGCACCGATTGACTCCTCAAATTGCATTCCTGCGGGCATCTGATCAATTGGCACGTCAATACCTTGAACAATGGCCGAAGACATGGCTCCAGGAAGAGCTTGAGCCTGTTGACCACCGGGAGCGGCGCCAACCATTCTGTCAGTATTGTTTTTAATGTCTGTTTGTATTTGTTTCTGCGCTTGTAGTTCCTTTAACTGGGCTTCCATTGCAGAAATAGTTTTCTGCCTTTGTTGCTCCTCGTTTGGCACTCCAAAAATTGCTCCCAATTGATCCTTGAAGAACTTTTCAACTGGCTGCATTGCAAAGTCAAAGAACATAGTCAATGCCTGATCAGCTAAAGCTTCTTGTGCTTTTTTAAGCGCCTCAACTGAATCGCCGCCCTTGGCAATCTCTTTAAACATGTCTTCATAAGTGCCAGTTACACCTTCCACGGATTGATTAATGCGTTCCGATGTTTCTTGCAATGCTTTCATTGCGTCAGCGTTCTTCATTGTTGCGATAGCGCTTTCAAGGGCGGCAATTTGATATTGTTTTTGTTGTTCTGTTAATTTATTAAGCTCGTCTTTATTTTGCGCAATGGCTTGAGTGTAGAACTGAAGTGCTTGCTTTTCTGTTTCGGTCAATTTGATCCCTTTCTGCTGTCTCTCTTGCAACGCAGCCACTTCCTTTTCGTATCTTGCAGTTTCCTCCGTATTGTTCTTAATTCTTTCTCCCATTTCGTAATTGGTCTTTGCCAGGTCTTCTTGATATTTGATGTATTCTTCTGGCATTCCCTTGAGCTGCAAATCATTTCTAATCTTCAGCAAATCATTTTCTAATCGTTGCTGAGCGACAGGAAAGATTGCGTCAATATTACCAGCGATCAAAGCCTTTCTTTTCTCAAGTGCTTCAGTAGTCGCCATTACGGCTTCGCGAGTAGCTTTTTCTGCTTCCATATACATTTGTGTTTGCTCTACTTCCAATTTGCCACCAGCCTTCTCTGTACGACGCTGCTGCGTGTATCCGCCCCCTCCAATACCAAGAATGGATTGAACCTTAGCTGTAAGTTGTTTTTCCTGCCCAATAGGTACTTGTGCGCCAGGAACATCAAATGCGAGACCAGAATAATGAGCAGATCCAGGCGTATGGCGGCCAACTGGACTACGCCCCTTAAATTCCGTTACTTGTACTCCTGCTTTCGTAAGTTGCTGGTAAGCAGCTTCTGCTAATGCTCTAGACGCAAACGCCAAGTGTTCGTGGTAATTTGATCCACCATGATCGGCCTTGTAATAAGGGCTAGACGGATCGCCGGTGATGTACTGAGTCATTCCACCAGGCAGTTTGCCACCGGCGGTGGGTCTTGTTCCACTTTCAGAAGCGGCAACAGTGTTTTGCGCAGCCCTGTATTCAGCAATAGCTTTTGTGGCATTTTGTTCGGCTTTTCGCACGATGTCAATGCGATTAAGTTCAAGCTTTTGCAAATCTTGCTGGAATTTTTCCTGACGAGCCTGAATGGAATTAAGTCCCGCAAGTTCATATTCATTACGAGCATCAATAAGATTAATTTGATGCTGAAAACCTAAATCATCTAATGCCATAAGACCTTGTAGGCGAGCCTTATCCAATGCATTTTGCCTGTTAGCGGCATCAATGGCAAGTTGCTGAGCCTGATTAGCAAGTTTTTCTGAGTTTTTCGCTTTATCTTTGCTCAGGTCTTCTTCTAATTTGCGTTGCTCTTTTGCAGTGCGTGCTGCTTGTGCTGCTGCATATTCTTCACCTTCCCGTGAGCCCTGAGCAATGCCATCGCGAATTGATTGAGCAGTTTGCGCTTGTTGCAATGACAGTCGCTCATATTCACCTTTTGCCATGGGGCCGGGGACATTATGTTTTGTAATGCCGTACAATCCTCGCTGATTTGCTTTTCCAGTGAACTGAGGCAGATCAGCGCCCATCTCACGAGCAAATTGAATTTCTTCAGCAGTTAAGATTCCTCCTCCGGTAGTCGCAGACGCAAGTTTTCTATAGATTCCAGAAAGCTTGGCAGCGGAACGAGCTTCTGCTTCCTTGCTAGCAGCAGCACTGCGACCCGACTCCACTCCACCTGCATATGCAGCCTTCACTTCCGCTCTTGCTCCCTTTCCTTTTGCTCCAACCGCTTCCGCTTCCGCTCTTAGTCGTTGAATCCGATTAATTAGCTGATCAATGATCAAAATTGCTGCAGTAATAACGCCACCAAGCAGCGCACTCTTAATTGCTGCGCCCAGTCCCGTTACAGCAAGAGATCCAGATTTAAAGGCTCCCGCCATATTGCCAGTTTTTGCTGTCAAAAGAGCCATTTGCATTTGGGCGCTCATTGTATTTTTCTGTAAAAGCACCATGGCATTATTGGTTAAACCAATCTGAGTAACCATGCCAATCAGACTTCTGATGGTTTGAGCGATGGCGTTGGCAGTAAGAATCTTGAAGGCTGTTGTTAGCAGCAATATTTGCACATACACCTTTGCGAGCATACCTGTTATAGGATTGCCCGCAATCACTGTAAAAGCCTTTGCAACGCCTAGCGCAACATCTCCAATCGTTTTAAGAGTAGGAACAAATGCTTGCATGTTTGCAATTATCCCCTCAAATGCAGGGCGAAGTTTATTGAGTTCGTCAGCAATACTTTGCCCACCGATTGTCTGTGCATTCGTTTTGCTAAAGAACGCGGTAAATCCATCGGCTAAATCCTTTAGCTGCCGAGAAATGGGTGTGACAAACATATTTAAGAATGCCACTGCCGCAGGTTCAAAGCTCTCGTAAAACAATGTCACAGAAGTTTGCATATTATTCATTGCGCCTTGGAAAGTTTTTGCTGCCCCTTCTGCTCCTTTTCCAAAACGCTTTTCCAGTACTTCCGGCACTTTATTCATCACTTCAGTAAAGCGAGTGCCAACAAATTCCCCATCCTCCATTGCTTTTTTAAATTTACCAATATCCATTCCAGCAGCTTCGGCCATAATCGATAATGCACCAGGAATAACATCTCCTAACTGCCCGCTCACTTCTTCGCTCATCAACTGACCTTTGCTGGCCATTTGCGAGAAAGCATAGGTCACTCGATCAACCTTATCTGAACTCAATCCAAGAGTTGCAGACGCCTTGCTAATTCCAGTGAAAAGTTTGCTGATTTCAGCTCCACTAAAGCCCGCAGGCTGCATAGAGGCGTAAAGCTTTGTGAAACCTTGACGAGCAGATTCGAGGGGGATATTGTATTTTTCAACTAAAGCAAGAATCAGCTCATTAGAAAGTTGCGCTTCTTTCGCCGTAGGCGAAATTGCACCCAGCGTATTTCTGAAGCTTTGTAATGCACTTACAGCAGTTGCAACTTGCCCTGGGAAGCTTTGAATAAATCCCAATAATTTATATGCTTGACCAAATAGCAACACTTGCTTAGTGGCAAAACCAAATTCATCGCCCAGCTCACGAATAGTACCAGCGCCGGGAAGGTTGATGCCTCCCATGGCACGACCAAATCCACCAAAGCCACTAGCTCCGCCAAAACCACCAAATCCGCCGCCTCCACCAGGAGGCTGCATGCCACCGCCTCCGCCAAACATGCTTGTACGAGCATTAATCGACAGCGGCGTTGATGGTCCCATCATTCCAGCCATCGGGAATTGACCCATGGATCCACCAAGACCGCCTCCTCCCATCTGATAAGCCATTCCCGGAATATTTTGCTGCACTGCAACACCACCAGTACCAAAAATTGGCAATGACTGGGCGCCGCTAATTCCTAGCCCTCTACGCTGTAAAAACGCTTGATTAAGAGCCGCGTTCAATGCTTGTCCAGAAAGTCCAGTAGCGGAAGTCGGTACCCCTCCAAAACCAATGTCAGCTATTTGTCTATGGGCCAATGCGGGATTTGCTGCTTGATTTGCCAATGCGGCAGCCATTTGGCGATAATTCCCACTAAGACCAACTGGCTCCAGCATGGAAACGCCAGGATTCACTAAGCCTCGGCCAGTGAACAAGGAAGTGGCAATACCGCCTCCAGTGCCGAGCATCCCGCGACTAGCTCCTAATTGAGCTTCTAGTGCGCTCAAGAGACCTGACGTGCCTCCTGCTGCCGGCAATGCAGGACGCATTGTTGGCTGGAAATATTGACGAGAAGGAATAGTAGCTTGTCCAGCAAAGGGATTTGGAGCGTAAGGCGATGCAGGTCCAATAGGAAGCTCAAGAGCCCTACGGGCCTTGTTCAGCATGTATTGCCCTGCCCTGCTTAAGGGGGCATTCTCCATGCCGATACCAGGTGCTTGCAATGCAGGAAGACCAGTAAACATTTGCTGGGTCATGCGCGACGCGCTGGTTTGACCAGCAGCAGGAAGAAGCCGCGTCACTTGTGGACTTGCCGCTGCTTTAGCAATTACATTTGCAATACCATTGCTAACTTGACCCACCCATGGATCAGAAATATTAACTGTTCGCGCATAGTCAGAAAAATCTTTTGCAATTGCTTTTAGCAATGGATCGAAAGCTTTTGGCGCATTGAATCCGGGAAGCGTAAATCCTTGAGGAAATTGCTGCTGAAAAGCTGCTTGGCGATTGGCAGCACCAACAAGATCAGTCGTAATGCGACTCTCAGGAAGCGCACGCAACATTCGTTGTGCAGCACGAGGATTGCTGGTCAAATTGGCCATGCGATCCAGCATCTCGTTGAGATTAGGCATAGAACGCGCCGCACTGGCCTGTCTCTGTCCTCGGAGAGGCTGCAAGCTTGCTTCAAAACCAAGTCCTTGTTGATATCTGCCGCGAGCGATTAAGTCCCTGATTGCCCCCAAGGCGGAAGTCCGACTAGCTCCTTGTGGATTCTGAGCCTGGAATGCTTGCAGAAGTCGCTCAACTTCCTGCCTGTTTCTTCCTGATGGCAAGCTAGCGGCAGCTTTTGCCAATGCCTGAGCATTTGCTTTTGCGATTTTATTGAGTTCTGCCTGGTATGCGGGGCTATCTAAAAAAGAAGGACGCCTTGTTTGACCAGCTTCGCCTCCACTAACTCCGGCAGCGCCAGCGGGCGCTATTCCCCCCTTGAGTTTTGCCTCAACTTCAATGACAATGCCAGAAAGGCTATCCTTAATACCCTTCCTAATGGCATTGATATTTTTGACGAGAGGAGGCTTAACTTCAATCGGTACAAAAATTGCGCCCTTCGGTCCTGTAATTTTTGAAATAATATCGCGCCTTGCCTCGGCAGCTTTTGCCCCAGAAATGCTGGATTCAACTTTTACGTTGAGAGAAACATCTTCTTTTTTAAGTGCAGCTAGAGTTTGCTTAAAAGCATTTACCTGCCTAAGCAGGGCTTCAAGGCTTGTGCTTTTTACTTCAACATCGTATTTTTTTCTGCTAAGTGAATTGCTCAGCAATCGCAATTCATTGGTAATTTTGCTCCTATTGAAGCGAACATTAATATCAATCTGCTGCCCTGCAAGAGCGGACGATGCCTTCTGTAATTCCTGTCTGAAGAAATTAAGGTCAAGACCCACCTTAAGGGTCATATCAGCATTTTGACCTGCCATCTTCAACTGCTCGTTATTGTCTTCATTCTATAATCATTGATCCTGATTACGCCCAGCAAAAGCTTTTAAATCATCAGCCAACAATGCAATCACCCGCCCATCCATCTTCCTTGTCTTCATCAAGCGCTGGAAGACGATCAAACTAGCATCCGTAACACCCGTATCTTTCTTGATTGCCTTGGTATCAAATGGCAAGAAATCTTCTGGCTTCACCTTAGACTTTCGTCCAGCCATCATGCCAGCCGCCATCGTGCCAAGCTTGGCGATGGCAACGCTTTGCACATTATATTTTGCTACGTCATGTTTATCAAGGTATTTCAACGCACGCTTAATATCAGACAATGGCTGCAAACCAAATTGATCTGCATGCCATCGCCTGTCATTGAAATCTGATGCCGAAAGTCGAAAATAAATTTCGTTCCAATCCGTCAAATTTTTAAGCTGGTTACGCGCTCGCGCTTCCAGCATTTCTGCTACTGAGGACCATTCCTCTTCGTCGCTTTTTTTGCTGCCATTGCCTCCTGCGTCTCGGCGTTTTGCTCTTCAGCAATAAACTCAACCACTTTTGCGATGGCTTTGCGAGGAAGGTTTTTAGTATCTTCCAGTTCCCAGTCAACAAGATCTTGCCATTCGCCATCAATCAAACCTTGACCGCGAGAGCGGATGAAAGCAGTGACCATTCGGGCGTTAGTGCTCTCCACTGAAGAGCCACTGGTAATCATGCTCAGCGTTTCCTCGGTGTATTCCGAAAGAAGCTCAGCTTCAGTAATGGAGCCACCGCCGCCTTGAAGCAAGCCAAAAGCTTCGTCAAGAGGAATGTCCTTTGCAGTGGCAATGCGCTTAGCCAGTTGCACAGCCCTAATAGTAGCCTGGCTTTGCAATTTACTAATTTCTTCCTGTTCAATTGCCTCAGCAACAAGCCAACCACCATATTTCTTCATGCGAATTTCAGGAAGAAGCTCAAAATAGTCTTCAGCTTTAGTCTGCAGAAGGAAGCTGTATTTGCTCATGATCGAGAACGTTTAACAATGCATTGAACACCTTCACTCTTTCGCTGCTAGAGCGAAATTCTTTAGGCACTTCAACCAGCATTGAATGATTTTCGTTGCTTATTCTAATGGTCTCGTCTCGACAAGAAATAAGACAGAGGATACCCACCTCCATGGACGCTCCGTCGAGCTGATTATTAATGGCATGAACAGAGCGGTCTTCGCTCCATAGATAGTCAATATTCATGCACTAAATGCAAATTTAATTCGGCGCTTCAATGCTAACTGCACGTCGCTTCCTTCAAACAATGCAGGCGAAGCAAGCTCGTCTGTCCATTGTCGAGGATAACCAGCGCTTGTTCCCAGTCCTTCATGCACATCCACTGCATAGTGATAGCCATTCTTGGGGTTGGTTGCGTCCCATGTCCACGATGCGACAATCGTAGAACTGCCTAGGCTCACATTGAAACTCTCTAGCCCGCTTTCATAAAGAGCACCAAGGTCGTAAATATCGCGACGACCTTCGCCAATTAAATCGCCATTTTTTCTGCGCGTTTCTCTACCATATTCCCATCGGCCCATGTCTCTAAATTGCTCGTCCCAATAATCTTTCTGAATATCTTCTCTTGTCCATTCTTCAAAAGCTTTAGCAAGTTTTGCCGCCAGATTACTGGGATTACTAAATGAACCACCGACAATAATTCCGCTCATGGTGCGATCAAATTGCGCAGGATCATATCGGGCACCATAAAGCGACAACGCTCATAAGCTACGTCATCACCGGGAAAATATCGAGGCGTAGCATCAGGAAAACGTCTCACCATTCTGTCCATGGCAGTGGCAAGCGTGCCACTATTAGGCGTGAACTGCGTGAGCACCACTTCCCACACCTGACTCACCTTCACAGTGCCTCCCAATGGAGAACGAGGATTCAACTGAGGAAATTCTCGCATGGTCACTTCCAAGCCTTTCACTTTCCATTCATTGGGAACGCTTTGCCTTCCAACTACATACACAGCAGGAATAGTTGAATTGTTTGGCAACGTATAGGTGCCAATTAAATTGGGTGATGCAGATAGTAGTTCAGTGACAACTTCCCGAAGCTGTGTAATGTTCACAATAAAAAGCCTCTCCGTAAGGAGAGGCTAGCAAAGAACAATGGAAAGATGAATCAGCTATTGGGAGCCGAAGGGATGAGCGAGCCAGTGTTCTCAGCATTCTGGTGAATGCCAATGCGACCACGACTAATCAGATCAAAGGTGCATTCTACGAGGTTATCGGCAGGATAGCTCTCGTTATAGTTCATCACGCGACCCACGTAGGCCACGCGATCATAGTAGTAAGTGGTACCAGAAGCACCAAGCTGCTTGTTGATTTCCACGTACACTTCAGCGTTCTTGTCGTAACGAGCCGAGCTGATCACTTGGAATGCTTCGTCAAAGCTATTGGGCAGGAAAGTGGTGCCATCAACGTCCTTCTGGAAGTAGGAAGTGACAGAAGCAGTGGCTTGACTGGTAACGATCACGCTATCAGCGAAACCGCCGCCACCAAGCAGGTAGAATTCTTGGTTGCCATCGTTAAAAGCAACAGAAGCCGTCGTAGCGGCTTGGAGGGTGTAGAGAGTAGGGGCGCCGCTCACAGTGAAGGTGGCGCCGCTCTGGGTGATAACAGGACGTGCAGTGCCGTTGATCGAGCCAACGCGCACAATCACGTCTTGGCTCTTCACCAGTTCAGTGGGATGGTAGAGCATGAGAAAATCCTCAGCGATGGAAGAAAAGAATGATTAAGCGGCGAAGGCTTGATTTAATCAAGCATTGTCAACGCTTCCTTTGCCAATTAGTCTAAAAATTCCCCTAATTGGCGTGCCCAAGAATTGCCAATAATGAATAGCAATTTCTTCGTTTGGCAATAATTCAAAACGTCCTTCCCTTCCATTGATTGTTGCTTGAGCAGAATCACCAGGAG